CCTCGACCACTTGAAGTGATCCGGTTACAGTGATGTTGCCTTGTAGCTGAACGTAGCGATCCCCGCTAGCGTAGTTGCTGAAGACGTAGAAAGTGCCGGTGAGTACGCACGGATCCCAGTAGAAGGTTCCGTTAACGCTCTGGCTGATGTAGAAAGGTGAGCCACCGCTCGTACTGATCGTGGCGGTGGCATCGGGAACGAAGTTGCCCCCGGTAGCATCGATTGCCATCCAGAAGGCTCCCCCGCCAGAGAGGGCGAAGGTCGAGTTTGCGCCCAGCGTCACCGTGCCGTAAGTGTTGGATGTGGTAAGTGCCACATAGCTAAGAGTCGCAGAAGCAGCTAGTGTCAAGTGATGAAATTTGGTTCCAACCCCTGCAGCGTTTGTCCACGTACAAGTACCGGCAAAAACGAAAGTAGAGGTTTCTCTCAAGAGCGCATCATGCTTCTCGACGGAAGCGGCACAAGTGGTAAGTGTCCACGTCCCCGAACCGCACAGGCAGTCGGACGCCGAAAGACCGGAGCGCCAGTAAGCGTTTCCGGTGATGTCCACGTCTTGGTCGTTGGCATCGAAAGTGCCAAGCACCTGATCAAACTCGCTCGTGATGTCGAGTGCGTCCTGAAGTTGGAAGGTTCCGCCGCTTCCATTGATCTCGAGATCGTAGAGCGAGTTCCCGTTGGTGGTGATCGTCTTGGTGCCTGATGTGGCGTTGAGCTTCCACGTTGTGTTCGACGCAGCCACCGTGCCCGAAGCCAGCGTGAGGTTCCCGCCGATAGTCACGGCGAGATCATTCGCGTCGAACGTACCGGCGGCTACCTCGAAATCACCTAGCACCGTGAGCGCGTCCTGTAGCTCGAAGGTGCCGCCGCTACCGTTCACCTTGAAGCTCGAGAACGAGTAGCTATTGGAGGTGATGGCAACCGTTCCACTCGTAGCGGTCATCTCCCAAAGCGTAGTCGATGCAGCCACCGTACCCGAAGCCAGTGTCAGATCCCCGCCTATCGACACGTCGAAATCGTTGGGGTCAAACGTCCCGGCGATGGTTTGCAGATCACCACTCACGGTTAGGGCATCTTGCAACGTATAAGTACCACTACCGTTGTTGAAAACGGTGGAGTACAACATGTTCCCCGCTGTAGTTATGGCAACGGCCCCACCGTTAGTAAACAGGAAGATGATCCCTGTGCCGGTTGAAGCGAGACCTCCTGACTGCAAGGTGAAGGTGTCGTTGTGAACTTCCAGTGTAGGGTTTCCACCGACAACTGTGGCTTTGAGCTGGTAGTTATACCCAGATTGAACTAGCGTTTTGCAGTGACGAGTGGCCCCAGAAAGCATTTCGCAATCTGAGGGACTGTTTGCGTCGAAGTGTACATTGGAGTCTGATGTGGGCACGCCAGCGCCACCGGACCCGCCGCTAGACGATGCCCAGTTATTTGCGCTGTCCCAATCACCATCAGCGTCATCGTCTACCCAGTAGCGTTCGTTAGCCACAGTACTACTCCTTGCCCAGGTGGAACCACGAGATGAGCAGAGACATCGCCGCCGCGTTTTCCTCGTGCGCGGCAGCGTTCTCCTCGGAGGCAGCAGCCGCATCGGCAGCAGCCTCTGCGTTCGCCACTGCATTGAGGAGATCATCCCTCAGGTCATCGGGATCCTCGCCAGATGAGACCGTGACCTTGACACAGCGGTCGAGCTGCTCCTGTAGCTGCTGCATCATCATCACGTCATAATCGAGCTGCGTTTCGGCAGTGTCAGGGTAGAAGCCTCCCTGGTTGTGGAAGTCGGTCTCCTGCAGGAGATCCAACTCACGCAGGACAGTGAGCTTCTCCCCGATGGCCAGCGGCGAACCGGAGATCGGGTAGGTGACGTTGCCACCCGCTTCCTCGCCCACACCGCTCACCGTGTAGTCTGTGTTCAGCACCAAGGTAGTCTCCACCCCATCGGAGTCGGTGTGGATCACGGTGAGATGATCCTCATCGTAGATCTTGAAGTTGTAGGGGAAGACAGTGGTGACATCGTTCCCGTCGTAGCTTACCTTCTGGTTCTCGCTGGAGACCGTCATGGCTATTTCTCCTTGACCTTTTTGTACAGACGCCTCGCATCCGAAATCGGGTTAGAGAAGGGGACACCTGTGAACCATTCCAGGGTTCTCCAAGTCTCGAAAGCCCCCTCCCCGATCTTCCCTGACCTGAACTTCTTCACCGCTCTAGCCGCCCGCGTGACACCCTGCGTGATCGGCAGCTCCGCTGGCCCGTACTCGAACGTCCTAGCGACTAGGTTGAGACCGGGGACACCGCCCAGGAGATCTGTACCCGGCTGAAACAGGAACTCCCACCACTTCGGTCTCTCGTCCTCGTTGTAGAAGATGAAAGCCGGAATGAGCATAGCCATCGCCGGGAGGATCCGCTCGTTGATAATGTAGCTGCCGAGCGACTTTGCGCTGATCTGGCCGCGCTTGATCCCGGCTACCCTGTGCATGAAGCGGTTGAAGTCGACGCTCTTGAACGACATGAACTGGGTGAGCAGGCGCACCGCACCTTCGTCTGCCTGCACGGCGCTCTGGTCCGTAGGCATGCCGGATGGCTGAGTGGTCCGCACGATCCTTCGTGCGTAGCGCACCGCAGCCTCCATGGCTTCCTCTGGGGTGGTGGCTTCCTTCACACCCTCCAGGCCCAGCTCGAGCGCCTGCTTGTACGCACCCAGCCACACGGAATAGGTGGTCACTGCATCGACTGCGCGGATCCCCAGGAAGGCAATCTCCTGGCACCACTGCCGCGTGCGCTTGATCTTGTTGAGGAAGCCGCCGCGAGCGAAGTCGATGTTCCTCGTGAAGTCGCGCATCTCCCGCGTGATGCTTCGGCTCCTCGCCTTCATGAACGGATCCACGGAGTGGATGAACTCGATGATCTTGCCCGGTGACTTGCCCATGTCTTTATCACCGGTCAGCAGCGTGGATGCTCCGTAGGCGATGTACTTGTAGCCCGAGAGGTTCTGCGCCGAATCGTTCATCGCCTGGACTGCGTTCGCTGCCGAGAGCGCCTGCTTTCCAGACGTGAGAACGCGCAGGCCCAGCGCCGAGACCGTGTGCAACGCACGCAACTGCTCGACCGCCCGGTTCATCGGCCCCTGGAGTTTGCGCTCAGGCCGCGCCGTGCGGTTCAGCCATCCCCGCAGCGCCTTGTACTGAGGGAGACCGAACTTGGCCACGAAGGCTTCGTAGAAGTCCTTGTTCGTGGTCAGGCGCTGGAGATCGTAGAGCAGCTCCGTGTGGGTGATCTGGCGCACAGTCTTTGTGAACCTGTCGACCAGCACGCCCAGCGAGAGATCCGGCGGTCTGGTGGACAGACTCTCCCCGGTGCGCTCGTCGCGCACGCGAGCCTTGGAAGCCGTAGCGTCTGGCCGAGCCGAAGTGTACGTGGCCCGGTTGTAGAGATCGGCCAGGATATTGGACCGCTCGTTCCAGCGCCCAGCGTCTGGGTCCAGATCGGAATCGTAACGCAGCGGGTAGTAGCCGCCGCGCATGAGGATCTGCTCGCCCTCTGCTGACGTGGCCACGAAGGGCTGCGGCTCTTCCTTGGGAGGCCGCTTGAATGTGACAGCCTCAGAGACCCGAGCGAGATCGCTGTACACATCAATGGAATCCCACACGTCCTGCACGGCGCGAAGCGCATCGGCGGGAAGCACGGACACCAGGGAGTCGAGCTGCTCATCGCTGAACTGGTAGACACTCTTCTGCAGCGGACCACGGTTTGCATCGTTGCCCATGTTGAGGACAACGCAGAGGATCCTCTCGAACGTCCACGCTTCCCAGCCTTTGATCTCGCGCAGAGCCGGTGGGATCGGAACTCCCGGTACATCGAAGAACTGACCTCTCTTCGCGTGAACCTGTTCCGCTGCTTTGGCGAGGCGCACGAAAGCCTGCTGGAGGCCGGGGATCCCCTCGCCGCCCTCCATATGCTTGGCCAGCATGTTGTCGTAGTTGGCATCGGCCAGGGAGATCAGATCGTAGATCAGGCCAGCAGGCCCGGTCTTCTCTCCCTTGAGCGACACGTAGCCGTCCATCGCATCGAACAGGAACTCCATGCGCGTCATGTACGCGGCGAACTGAGCGGTCAGGCCATCGGCCTTGCCGAGCGTGGTGCCGCTGTCGCGAGTGCCCTGCTTGAAGTTGGGGAGCTTCTCGAGGCGGCTATTGATCTTGGTGACCAGCTCAGCTACACGCTCAACACCGAGCGCCTTGAGCGCATTCAGGTACTGGCCTCCCTCGTGGAGCAGCATCTGAATCGTGGCATTCAAGTCGTCGATCTGCTCGAAGGTGAGATCCTTCATGTTCATGTAGCCCACCGGAACCTGTTTCTCCTTCACCCAGGTGGGCACCGTGTCGTTGAGATCCACCAGTAGCCCGCGCAGATCTGCGTCCTCTCCCTCCTTCAACCCTATAGAGGGAAGCTCAAGTGGCTGGGCCTGGACAACAGCTCGCCATGTGGCCAGCGCCTCACCCCTGGTGGAGAAGACGCCGAGCCGGGTCTCACCGTCGTAGACTGCGTGAAGCGTGGAACCGTCCTCCTGCTTTTCCTGTTTGGTGCTGACAGTGCCTCGCTCCGGTACGGTGGTGTCGTTCACCCGGTACGCGAAGGCGAGATCCCGCACGGCGCGGGCATAATCCGGCTGCGTGTTCTTGAGCCGACCGTTCAGCGTCTTCCCGGCCAGCTTGCGGCGGATGCTCTCGTAGTGCTCGCGCAGCTTCACGGACTCGAGGATCAAGGCGTGGAACTTGAGCTGCCGCCTGCGGGCCTCGAGCGCAGCCTTGGCATCTCCGCGCCGAGCTGCGGCGATGGCCTTGCGAGCGTACTCCGCTTCCCGCGCAGCCCACTTCCTGAACTGCATGGCTTCGCGAGCGTTGACCGTCTTGCGGAGATCCTCACGAGCCTGATCACGCAGCGCCTTCATCTTCGCCCTGCGCAGCGCCTGGGGCTCCCTCGCCTTCTCCTGCCCGCGAGCGAGCGCCTCGAGCCGGTTGATGTCCCTCTGGATGAGATCGAAGGTGGCCTCGCTGTGCGTGGTCTCCACGCCAGTCTCGACCGCTGCTTTGATGTTGCGGATATGCCGCGCCTCGATCTGGTTGGCTCTGTCCTCGATAGCCTGATCCCGGTTCACGGCATCCTTCATCGCGAGCACCATCTGGTGCGGATCCTCGAAGCCGTACTTATCGGCCAGGGTCTCGAGCTGGGATCTCCTGTCCACGTCAGTTGACCAGTTGAGGAAAGCGTCGAACTGCGGCGAAGGCTGCTGCGCCTGCTCCGCGACGATCCCCTGACCATGCTTCCCACGCAACTCTGCGATCAACTGGCCCAGCTCAGCCCCGGTGAAGAAAGACGCCAGATCGTCAGGGTTGATGCCTCCCTGTTCCTGTGCGTCCTTGAGCGCCTGATACGTGGGCAGCGCATCGATCTCATCGACTGCCTGCGACACGATCCCGATCCGCCCGCCGGTCTGATCCCGCCACTCCTTCACCCTGGTCTGCACGGCTTCGCGGACCCGGCGCTCCTTCTCGTCCTCGGCCTTCTTTCTGGCCTTCTCGATCTTCGCATCCTTCTCGTTGAGCAGGATGTCGCTGGCCGCTTCATACGTGCGGTAGTAGGCTTCGGCCACCTCGGCTTCCTGCTCCGTTGCGAGCCACGCGCCGAAGATCTGTCGCATCTCGGGAGCCACGCCTTCCCGCCCACCGAGCTTCGTGGAGATGTCCTTGTAGATGTCGAGCATCCAGTTTTTGAACCGGGTGAAGGAGTCGGTCAGCTCGACTGCGGGAGCCTTCCCTTCCATGAAGTAGGCTTCCCACTCGTTGATGATCTTCTCGATCCCTTCGACGTTGAACTGTCCACCCGCGAACCGCTGCAGTTCCTCGTACTCCGCAAGGAGCGCCTCGTCTGCGGTTCCGCTCTCGACCGCTTCCTGCAGGAACTTCAGAGCGATGTGGCCCAGCTCGTGAACCGGAGTACTGGTGTCCCAATTCCCCTGGAAGAGCCTGACGTGGATGTCCTGGCCAGTGAACGTGACGGCTCCCCGGCGCTGCTGCTGGAAGGTCTCTGCCCGCTCTCGAGTCTCTGCAGCAGTTAGACGTTTTACTTGTACTGCCGCTGGAATACTCCCGATCTTCGTTGGGGTGACTTCGTACTCAACACCCAGTACGGCTTGAACCTCTTCTGCAAGAGACTGGTTAGTGAACCCCTTCTGATATCTGCGCCGATCCGTGTTAGGCTGAATGATGAAGCCGCCGGGATCACCCGCTACAGCAGTCTTGTTCTTTGCCTTGGCTACCCCTCGACCTCGAGTACCGATCAGAGCAGTGCCGCCAACCCGCAGCACGTTTCCGATGTTCTCGATGACTACCTGTCGCTCTGCGGGCGGCAACACGTTCAGGACGTTCAAGGAGACTACTGCACCGTACTTCTTCTTAGGAACGTCCGTGTAGTCAGGCTCGTAGTCTGCTCCAGGGAACGGCTCAAACGCTTCTGCCTGCGGACCTAGCTCCTTAGTGCCAACACCCTTCCCAGCACCGAAGTCCAATACCGTACCCTCGGACAGCCCCAACGTCTTGAGCTTCTCTCCTGCAGCCCGATACGTGCCAACGGTAGTAGTGATCTGGGTGAAAGCCGTATTCTCAGGTGGCACGTCTACTGTCTCGAAGCTAACTGAAGTATCAACCTCTCCAACAGGAGCAACTGCCTGCCCAAAAGTCTCAGCCTCTATCACCCGCGTGCGCTTCGCCACCTCGCTAGCCACCGCTGGCGTCTTCTCGAGTGTAGCCTGGGGAAGCTCGCTGAGCGAGGCGCTCATGTGGCAAGAACTGGTGCAGTTGTTGCAAGCGTCCTTGTCCGCACCCGCAGCGCAACAGAGCGAGCCTGGATTTGAATCGAGTGTGCCTGCCAGCGTCTGGAAGATCTTCTGCGCATCTGGCTGCGCCTTGATGTACTCTTCCACCCTCTGGTACGCGGCTCGCACTTTCGTGGGCACGTCCTTGGCTCGAGTCTCTACCAGCTCCATCATCCGGCGCTGGATCTCGGTGGCTTCCTTAAAGCGTCCCTCGCGCCTCGCCCGCTGAAGCTTTTCACTCAGATCGAAAGCCTTGTCCTCCTCTGGTGGCGTGCGCTCCTGCGCGAAGACGTGCCACTCGCCCTCCTCATCCTGCACCACTGCGATACGAGCAGTGAAGTTCCCGATCTCCCCCTCACCCAATACCCGACTTACAGTATCGGAATACATGCCTGGGCGAATGGCTGCGTGCATCCACGTCTGCAACATCTCAGGATGCTCGCGGGCGTACTGCACAATCTCTTCCGCAGTGCCCACCACTATGCGCGGCAACACGCGGATCTGCGGGTAGTCTTTCAGAATCTGCTCGTACTTCTCGACGGAGTATCCGTACTTCCGGTAGAGTTTCCCGTCGATCACCTTGGCTTCGCGCCCCTGCTGCGCGTAGAGATCGATGATCGCCTGCTGGATTGCGGTGTTGTCGCTCTCTCCTTCAAGCGCACGGCTGAGCTGCAGATTTGAAGCGAAGGAATCGGCCAGCTCATCTTCCTGTATCGGGATCCAGTACGGATCGAGCGAAGGCTGCACGAGAACGTGCTCGATGCTGATGCCCTCGTTACTGATCTGGGCCAGCATCCTGAAAGTGGCATCCTGCTTCGTGATGATCTTGAGCTTCAGCCCACGCATGTCAGCGTGGCGCACCACATCGCGAAGCTGCCCGTACTGCCGATCCGTGAGATCGCCCTGACCGTTCACCCGCAATCCGCCGACACTGTTCAAGAGATCGATGCTCTCCTGTGAAAGCTGCAGAATCTCCCCGGTGTACGCGGCTCGCGAATAGAAGGAGATCGTGTTGCCGCCCATTCCCATGCCGGTCACGTAGCAGCCATCGAAGTAGCAGCCGTGCGAGCCGATCATGAACATCGGACAGGCTGAGTTCAGATTCAGGGCGGCACCGGTCTTCTCCGCTCTCTTGAGCGAGAGCGCCACTCCCTTGTCGGTCTTGGCCACGTTGGAGATGGGCTGATCCACGAACTTGATCGGTGCTTCCATCTCGGTGTTCGCGAGATACGCGGCCTCGACTGCGATGGTCACCTCTTCACGGAAAGCCTCGAAGACCGCATCGGGGAGATAGTCCATGAAGGTCTGCGCGAACGAGCGCCGGAATCCCCCGAACTGCGGTTTGTAAGGATCGACCTCGCCCTCAGGACCGAGCTTCTTCATCCGGCGCTCGATCCCCAGCGTGACGATCCCCTGATCGTTGATCAGCGTAGTGCTGCCGAACATCTCGTTGACATCGGCCTGGATCTGCTCGATCTCCGCACGAAGCGCCTTATCCTTGGCCAGCACCTTGTTGATCTGGAAAGCACTGGGCCTGCCGTGGCCTCCAGTGATTGGACCGATGGCGTTGATCGTCGCACCCAACTCAGCGATCTTCGCCTCGAGTTGGGTCTTCTGCTCTTCCGTAGTGTCTTCGGCCTTGAGTTGCTTGTTGAGTTCAGCCCGCTCCGCAGCCGCCCGCTCTCGAACTGCTACCATCCTGCGCAGCAGCGCATCGGAGACTCGTGCGTTGGGCTTCTCACCAGCCAACTCCAGCGCCTTGTCGAGCTGCGCTTTCGACTGAGGGTCTGTCTTTAACCGGTAACGCAGTTCCTCGGCAGTGGTGATCTGCGCACCGACCGCAGCCTGTAGCCGCCGGTCGAAATCAGCCAGACGATCCAACGTGGCAATCACCTGTTCCGACTGCTCACTGAGACCCGTTGTTTCCCGAGCGAACTCGAAGACCTGATTCGTGAGTTGGAAAAGCGTCTTTGGCTTGCCCTGAGGATCCACCTCGCTGGCCTGCTCGAAGTTCGGGTCAGCATCGATGGTGAAGCGCACCCGCTCAGCCAGTGCCTCTGCCGTAGTTCCCTTGATCCTCGCTCCGCGTTTCAACACCCGATCCAGAAGCTCGACATAGTCACGAGCGTAGCTGGCGGGCATACCGGTCTCCTCGAACTGCCGCTGATACGCGAGTCGCTGCTCAGCGGACATGCCCTTCGGACTGGTGGTCATCATGTCGCGGAAGATCAGCGCACGGTCAGTGGCAACGTCGATCTCGAACTGCATGGCCTGAACTTGCTCAGCCACGGTCATGCCGTCAGCGCCGAAACGAAGATGGTTGAAGAGATCCGTTCCTATCTGGGTTGGGGCTATCGTCGCCCATGCACCAATCGTGAAACGGATCTCTTCGTTCTCGGCTAGTGCTTGGTTGAAGGTCTGCTCGTCCAGGCCGAGCGCCTGCAGCGTCTGCTTTTGAATAGCCTCAGGCACCAACTGCATGAAGGTCTCAGCGTCGATGCCCACGTCCCTGATGACTTGGTTCGGGTTTGTACCCGCCACCATAGCGTCGATGGCCTGCTGCAGCTTCTCAGGATCGCGGACAGCGAGTGGTGTCTCTTCAAGTATCTTGGAAATCTCGCTCAACGCGGCTCGCTGCCGAGCGTTCATGGCTACCCGGCGCATCCCTGTAGCCACGGACCCGATACCCAGCAGCGCGGAGCTGGTGCCTACGAGCAGTCCTTCGTAGAGACCTTCCTTGAAGGAACCGAACATCTCGTTGAGGATCTGCTTGACTGTGAAGTCCTCTTTGGTGGCTCGCGCACCGAGCGTACCGGCGGTCGAGACCATGTTCTGCAGGGTCTCCTGGCCGATGTTCTCGACCACGTCGACCACCACCTCACGGATGAGTGTGCCCAGCGCCTCCCTGGAAAGCCGCTCACGGATACCCAGGATGTTCCGCACGTTACCCAGCGTAGCTCGCTCGAGCAGCGTGTTGATCGCAGCCACCGGCACCGAAACACCCAGCGCAGCCCCGCTGCTGATACCCTCGTCCCGCAGATCCGCGTAAACGGAACCACCTTCTTGAATACCCACGAGACCCAGCGGGATCGCCGGGTTGATGGACCCCATGGCTACTTTGGAAAGCAAGTCTGCCGCGCTACCAGGGAGGTCCACAGCGAAGCGGTAGAAGCCGCCCACTTCATCAGTGAGCGCCGAAGCCGTATCTCTCGAACTGCGGATCTCCGCAGAAAGGATATCCTGCCTTCCGGCAAGATAGCGATCCATCTCCTGAGGGGTCATCTTGTCGAGCTTGCGCACTTCCTTTTGCGCATCGCTGTCACCCAACAGTGAGAGAAGGTAGACGTTCGCTACGTGAGACCACCGCTTATCAAAAGCCGCAGCCTCCTCCGGTGTGAAGTCTTCTCCCCGCTCGAACTCTGCAGTCTTGCGCTGCAGCCAAGTAGCGATGTCATCCGCCGCCTTGAGAAAGCCGAGCAAGCCTTTGCGCGGCCCCTCGAGCGCATTCTCAAAGCCGACTCCGATGTGCTCGCCCGCACCACCGTAGCGACTGACGAGCACGTTCTTCAGCGCCGTGAGCTGCCGTCCGCTATCCCAGGCAAGCGTCATGTTGTGCGGGTTCGCCGCCCACTGGGCCAGCGCCTTGCTATCCTTCATCAGCTCGCGGAAATCTCTATAGAGGAAATCACGCTCTACGGCTGTGAAGTTGTCCCGCACGAAGTCCTCACCCAAACCCTCGGGAAGCAGGCGTGCGTAGAACTGGATCTTCGCTTCCTTGTCAGGCACCCGGCCTATCGTGACCTTCCACGCCTCGTCCGCGTCATCAAGCCAGTGCAGCGCCTGCTTGAACCCGAAGACGCCCGCTTGCCGAACAATGCTGGCGGTCTGCGCCGGGTCAGAGTTCAGGCGATGCCGAGTCTCAAGTTCGTTGAGCGTGATGTCGCTGACCGGTCTTCCTGGCCGGTCATAAGCAGCCCAACGGCTCTTGGGGACGTAGACACCGGGACCGATGATGCTGGTCTTCTGCGTGACCGCACGCGGCGATACTTGATTGAGGAAGGATCGCTGCTGAGCCACTTCACCCTGAAAGACCTCTTTGACCTCAGGGTCCAAACCACGAAACAGATCGTCAGGATTGAACTCAGGCACTATTCTTCCGCCTTACCAGACTGGACCGTGTAGTAATCGCCCAGGATCTGAGCGATGAACGGGTCACTCTGCGCGAGCGCAGAGACAGTGGTCTGTGCCTTTCTGACGCTGAGCGCATCCGCGAAAGCCTGCGCCTGGGTCCGCTGCTCGCCCAGTACTTCCGCTCTCGGAACATCTGGGTAGGTGTAAGCAGGAATGATCTCCACCACTTCGCCCTGGTTGCCGGTTCGCACGATGATCTCGCGCAGCTCACCGCCATCGTCCCGTTTGAAGGGCAGCGACTCTCCCGCCCTGCGCAAGACGTTCTCGATGTCTTCTCGATCCTTGACCACGATGTTTCCATTCGGGTGGCGCGGAGCGTCCGCAGGAATCCCGGTGCGCTTCTCGAGCGCCTCCTTGGACTCATCGGTCTCCACGATGTTGCCAACCTCGCCGCCCAGCTCGCGAACCTTCCGCGCCTTCTCGAAGTTGAAGACCTCAGTATCCCCAAAGCCCAGCCACCCGTCATCGAGATCGAACTTGCGGTAAGCGTCGAAGAGCACGTTGTTCACGTACTTCTGACGCTCCTCGGGATCGGTCATCTTCGAGAGTCGGTCTGCGTCCTGCTTGAACCGCTGCTCGATGAAAGACTCCATGTCGTAGAGTTTCTCATTCTGCAGCATGGCTGCGGCTACCACCTCTTCCTGCGAAACGTCCGCGCCGGTCCTGACCGGATATACTTGACGGATAGCCGAACGCAGCGCCTTACGCACGTCCCGCATCGTACGGTCCTGCGGGCTGTCAGTCTCACCGTTGACGATCTTGTTCTGAAGATTGACCAGCTTCTCCCAATCCGCCATGCTGAGCAGTGGCTGAATCGGGTAGAGGTCTACCTTCTTGAATCCCGCCGGGTTCACATCGGCCATCGTCCGCAGACGTGCGTACTGCGCCTTCCTGAATGCTTCAGCCTGTCCCTTCTGCGCACGTCCGATAGCAGCTCTCCAGTTCTTGACCAGCTCCGCTTCCTTCTCCTGGGAGATGTCCGCTTTGGCTATCGCCGCAGCCAGATCCCCATAACCGGGGAAGGATCGCTCCGTGATCTTGGTGTTCAGCTCGTTGTTGACGAGGTTGATCTGCTCCTCATCGTGGAGCTTCTTCACCTGTTCACGCTGCTGGATGGCTCGTATCAGTTCCTGGCGAGCGATGTCCCTGACCTCCCTGGTCATCTTCACACCCGCCAGTGTGAACTCACCACCCTTGCCGCCCTGGTCAACCAGACCCAGGCGCTCGCTGTCCGTGAGATCCGGCTTAGCCATCAGCATGTCGACCACGGACTGGGCGTCGACTGCCATGCGGACCAACCTGATCTTCTCGGTGAGCGCCTCCCGCGAAGCGGCGTCCATCTGATCACCGAACCGCTGCATGTGTTGCTCAGCCGCTACGAGACCTCGAGCGTCCTCTGGTGTCACCTCTTGCAGAAGCGAGGCCACACGGATGCGACTGTACCGTGACTTCTCGGCCAGCTCCGCTGCCGCTACCGCATCGGGATCCGTGATGCCCTGCTCGCGCAACGCAGCAGTGAGGTTCAGCATCCTGTTGTTGGTGGACTCGAGGAAGGTCTCAGTGCTGAAGGGATCCGCCTTGACTGCGTCCACGCTCAGCGTGTCCTCTGCCGCTCTGGTGGTCTGCTTGGCCCGCTCCGCTTCTGCGATGCGATGGCGGCGGATCTGGTCGACATAGTCAGGAATCGTGGACGCAGCGGTGATGTCGAACAGCTCGCGCTGCTGCGGCGTCTTCAACGCACCGGAGATCTCCTTCTGCATGCGCTGCAGATCCGCACGGAAGTCATCGTCCGCCCCGGCAGCGTCCGTCCCCCGGCGCTGCTGGTACTCCGCTCGTTTGGCGTTAGCCTCATCCTTGAACCTGTTCAGCGCCTCGCGAGCCGCGTTCTTGTCTTCCTTCACCTTCTGCGCCTGCTCATAAGCCAGCAGTTGCTGCCCGGTCTTGAAGACGGTCTGGCCGAGCTGACCCAGTGTTCTGGCCTGGGCCGCGCCGAAGGACTCAGGCGTGGCCTGCGGCATGCGCAGGCGGGCGAGGTTGACCTGACTCTGGTAGGTTGGAATCTTCGCCATCGCCGCACCCCTATCTGAGGAACTGGCTCGCCAGTGAACTGGTCCCCGCGAGCAGCGTCGACGCTACGGGAAGAAGCGGACTCTGCCGCTGCGCTCGCAGCAGCCGAGCCTGTGACTTGAACCCGTACTGCTCGAGAGCGAGATTGTAGCGGATGTCCAGGGCATCCTGTTCGATGCCCACCTCCGTTTGCTCGTTCACGATCTCTGGCGTGCCGGTGCCCAGCTCCACACCAGAAGCGGCGAAACCTACTCGCTGCTGGCCAATCAGCCGTCTGCCTCGGCGGCGAAGCTCAGCCTCTTCCCGGCTTGCCCGCACCTGGGCCTGCCGCGCCTGCATCTCGGCTGCTCGAGCGTTGTACTCCGCAGCAGCGTTCTGCGCCTGCACCTGACGGTACGTGGAGACCGCCGCAAGTCCGGTGCCGATGCCGCCCAGAATCAATCCTGCACACATCTCAGCGCCTCCTCAACCAGAAAGGATGGAACATCTCTCCACCCAATCCGAACGGTATGGGGTTGCTGATGTGGAACCCCACCCACTCGAGCCACCTGATCGAAGCTTCGTTGCGCACGTCCACGAAGTTGAAGAGCGAATCGAAGCCTTCCATCATCGGCCCAAACACGTACTCCTTGGTATTGCGCAGCACGAAGCGCCAGATCTCACTGATCCGCTCGCTGGCCAGCAGCCAGGGGCAACCCTGCCCGCGCACATGCGGGTAGTCAGACACACCAAAGACCGCTACGGGATCTCCGTCCGCGAGGATCGCCCAGGACCGCACTGCATGCTCGAATGACATCTGCAAAGCCGTCCTACCATCCAGGCCCAGTGCCGCTCTGACTTCCTGCTCGTCGCACTTCCGCAGCTCCCCTATTGCATCAATGGCTTCCTGAGAAGCCCGCACGATCAACCCTTCAGCCATCTCCGAAGTCCACCCTTGGGATCACAGACAGAACCGTTGTTGGTACTGGCTGATCGTTCCTCAGGTAGAGTTTGCCGGTGGTGCCGTCCGAAGGGTCAACCAACACGGCCTTATCCCCGGTGAAGAGCGCCGTGGGATCGCCGTAAAGCTCATCGTCGCGGAAAGCGATCTCATCAAGGTGATCGGCATCCGGCCCGACTTTGATGCCCCGCGTATTCTCCAGGCGAAGCGTGATCTCTACCGGACTCCGCAGCCGGTCTTGTAGAGTGCCGCTCTCAGCAGAGATCTCAATCTCCAAAGTCTCGAGGTTACAAGTGTAACCCAACCCCACGAAGGCGCGGATCGCCGGGTGCGCGAAGGCAACCGCTCCGCTAGAAACCGTGTCCTCAGTCTGCACATTACCGTCGAGCACGATCTGCACGGTCAAACCTTCGAGGTGCTCGAGACCCGGCATCGACGTGATCATCCTACCCCAGTCATGCAGAGCGGTGGCTCGCATTGACACTGGCACTACTCGGTCGTAAGGCGTAACAGTCAGGACCGTGCCGCTCGTGAATGCGGTAACCTCGACTACTACACTGTCATCACCGAGCTTCAGCTTGAAGTACTTCCCGACATCACTGCTGTCGAAGAGGTAGGACTCGCTCGAGGTAAGCGTGAGCGACTCACCCACGGTCCAGTTCGTGCCGCCGGTCAACGTGAGCGAGTAACTTCGATCCGTCAGTAATCCATTGTAGTGGACACCACCGTCAACGGCCCAAGCACGATCCACCTCGTCGTTGACGAGTCGATCCTTGAAAAGCTCGATGTACTTCTTCTCAGTTCCACCCACGGTTCTGGTAACCACAACGTAGGTATGGACCTCCCCGGCAGCGTTGAAGATTGAGCATACATTCTCGAAGTCTCCATCAGTAGTGTGACGGTGCCATCCCCACACCTGATGTTCCCGCGCATAAGTCAAACCGAGCAGCACACCATCGTCCCGCACAACCCACAGCACGGTGTCTGGATGTTGCTGGTACGCTATATCTGCCAGCGTGTAACCTTTGAACAAGTGCTGAGCCATGAGCGTGAGATCGTTGCCCTGGTAGCCGTTCACATTGAGGTCGTAAGCCAGATCTCGCACCACGCGCAGCGAAGCATCGATGAAGATGACTGCGTTGCCGATCACCACCGGTCGTATGGTGGCGCAGCCCCACTGCGACTGCATCCGCAAGTTAACGCTAGTGGGTGTCACCGCATCACTGTCCCCACCGGGACTCATCCGCCATTCGCCGCCGCCGGTTCCTATGAGCAGATCATCCAACGGCACCAGCCACCGAACATCGTGAAGCTGACGAGCCGCAAGCGTGAACTCGAACGCATCATCCGCCTGCAGTGGCGTGGAGATATCGAAGTTCCGGTAGAAACCGGTCTTTGAACCCCACAACGTCTGCGGGAGGTTGTTAGTCCGAGCGTAGATCAGGCGCTGCTCGAAGAACGTGGCCACGCCAGGGTAATCGTCCGCACCATTGAAAGGCGTCTGTGCTTCCGGCGGCTGTTTCGAGTAGTCAGGTGTCTTCGCGTTATCGATCTTGTACGAAGACAGCCCGCCCGCAGCCATGACCCGGTCCACCCAGCCCCAACTCCCAGAGAGGTTCTTCCTCATGTAGATGTTGTAGTAGTGGGGCTGCGAAGCCGGTGGCGTCCAAGTGAGCGTGCCGCTTGACGCTAAGTACGAAGCCGTAGGCAGCGACTCTTCTCCATCGACTGAAGTTATCTTCCAGTCGTGATCCGAGCCACTGCCGCCTGTAACATTCGTTGGCGGCAACACTGTCGCGCCGAAGACAACAGAAGCCACTGTCCAGTTGTTGTGAGCCGTGCGGCTCAGTTCTTTTGGCGGGTAGTCTGGGTGCTGCATGAAAAGCACATCGTAACTCTGCTCGTAAGTGAGCAGCGCCAGATCCTCCGCAGGCCAGGGAGTGGCCAGCTCGTAAGGACCGTAAGCGTACCCATCGAGCACCCAGTAGGTGGCCCAGTTAATGCCGATGAACGGCTCATCGTTCGCCGTGGATGTGTGGTTCTGAATGCAGCGGTAGATACCTTTCGGGTAACCACCAACCATGGCGGTCTCCCAGTGATCGCTGCTCGAGTAAGGATCGTTCGCTGCTTCCGCAACATGGTTCTTTATGCAGCGGAACTGAAGCGCAATCCCGCCGCTCGAAGCAGTAACGTAGTCGCCTATCTCGAAGTACAAACCCTCTCGCCACGTAGTGGTCTGTATCGAATCCAGAGTTCCTACAACGAAGTCGCCAATGGTGTAGCCCGTACTGAGCGCCCAGTTGGCTATCCCGCTGACGTCCGCGAGCACGAGATTTCCATCCCGGTACACACGCATCGTCTGGTCACCGAACTCCAAGATGTAGCCCTGCTCCACCGAGAACTGAAAGGGGACCAGCTTCAGTGCCTTCGTGCTGTCCAGGGCTTCGGCCAGGAACTCGGTGCCTGGGCGCGAAGTCACCCCACCGAAAGGCTGCACGATAAAGTTCTCGCACAGCTTGAGCGCAGTGGGGTACTTGGCCAGATCAACACGAGCGGAGAGTGAAGGGGACCACTCTCCACCCGTGAACGATCTCTGTGGAACGCTGACAGCCATGGCTACTTCCTCGCAGTCACGTAGCCGCTGACACCGCTGGGCGGCTCGAAGCCTTCGTTAGCGTTGACTTGCTGAGCGTACCCGAGCTTCCTCACGTACATGGCCAGCATCTGCTGCTGCAGCGAAGCCTTCCCCTTGAGCGGTATGGCCAGATCCGCCGCGAGCCTCCAACTGAGAGCGTCGATGAAAGCGGACGAGAACATGTTCGGGTCAGTGATGCGGGCGGTGTAGATCAGTTCCGCGTCTTCCTGATCGGTCAGGATCAGCCGTGTATCCTTGGTGGAGTTGGTCCCGATCTCGAACTTGATCCTGTCGGCTTTGATCTTCACCGCCGACTCGACCAGTTGATAGGCCACGTACTCCCCATCGGTGTAGGTCTGGTTGGTCAGCGGGTTGTAGATCTGCAGCGCAGTCAGGCAGTCCGTGGGGTAGGCGTATGCGTAATCCCAGCCGGTCACCTCTTCCCCGCTCAGTGCCGCCAGGGCTTCCTGCTTGCGAGCGAAGTTCCAGGGAAACTCCGAGAGCACCGTGTCCCGCACGGTCTCGTACAGGCGATTGCACTCACGCGCAGGCCGGGTGTTCTCCGTTATCGCCGCGATGGACGGAGCACCGATGCGCGAAAGCGCGAGGTTACAAATGTTGATTACGCTGACAGCCATGGCTCTACTCCTCGGAAGCGGCGGCTTCCATGAAGCTGCTAACGATCTTATTCGCTTCCGCAAGATCCTTAGCTACGTGCTCTTCACTCTGCCAGTCAGGGTAGAGCACGCCTTCTGCGCTCTGGCTCTCTACCCGTTTCTCGGTGCGAACGATGAAACCGTTGGTGGCCTCCTCGATCCGCACGTTGCGGCTCTTCACCTTTGCCACGTCACTTCCTCCTGCCGATGATGTCACCGGACTGAGCCACGTAGGGGCGAAGCTCTTTCTTCTGGGTCTCCGCGTTGCGAACCCAGACCCAGACAGTGACCGGGCGAGCTATCTCGGCCTTCTGCCCCGGCTCGAGGTAGACTTGCCGCTCAAGACACCCACTCGTAAGAGTCAAGCTCATCAAGAGCGGGATCAGGGACAACCTCGATAGCCTCACGGCTTCTCTCCTTCATCTCCCGAAGCACAGGCACGAGTACCTGAACAACGAATGCCAGCAGCCCCAGGATGATTTTCATCAGAGTGTCCCGTCCTTGTCGAGCTTGTTGTGGACGAGGTTGATGCCTTCCTTGATCGACTCGACCACGGAGGCGGGTGCCTGCTTGCCCTGCGACTTCTCGTAGATCTTGAGGATGAACTTCAAAGCCGCGTCGAACCGGCGCAGCCCTTTGCTCTCGGTGTCATCGGGGATCAGCTTCTCGGCGTGCTTGCAACCCGCGACGATGAGTCCCTCGAACTGCTTCCAGGCGGGCTTCTTCGCGTAGACCTTGTTAATGGCCCAGAGGAACATGCCGGAAAGCAGCACGATCCCGGTGGGGCTGTTCACGAACGTCCAGACCATCTCGAGGATCTTTGCCTTGTCCATGATCATCTCCTCCCCGCTGTGGCGGGCGGGTCTCGAAAGACCCGCCCGCCTGCGAGGTCAGCTAAGCGAAGGGATCCTCGGGCTTCTTCTTCTTGCCCTTGTCCTTCGCGGACGGCTTCGCAGCCATCCCGGTCTTCGGCTTGCGGGCCTTCGCGTGCTCCTCCGTGATCTCCTTGAGCGTGCGCGGCTCCTTCGGCACGATGCCAGGGCGATAGTCTGCCTCGGCCACGAAGTGCCTGGGAACCACCTCATCCGCTCTCGGCACCACGGTCTCACCCACGCGGAAGCGACGATTGCGGAAGATGCACTTCCGCACACAGACCATCTTGCTCGCTTCCTTAGCCATGGTGTTTACGCCTCACCGAAGTCGTTCTGCTGCTTGTCGAAGACGATCCCCGCCGTGATCTTGCCAGCGGACATGGTGCCCACCACCGTGTAGTTCAGACGGAGGTAGCGCAGCGCACCCTTGGGCACCATCCCGATGGCGAACTGGTAACCGGCCACCAGATCGGCCAGAGCGATGGCGGCGGTGGTGAACAGCGTGACCGGCGAGCTGAAGGCCGCATCGGTGGCGGTCTGCAGCGCCACGGCAATGGAAGTCCCGCCCGCGAAATCGGCCTCGCTGACCTGGGCCAGAACACGCATCGGCGTGCCGGGACCGGAGTCCTTGGCCGCACCCGTGTCGATCACGTTGGTGCTCGCGGCAGTCGTGGTGACTGCCTGATCGTCACTGAAGAGATTCTCCTTGTCCAGAATCATGGATCTGTTCTCCTTCTCTTCTCGCGCCTCACCTAATTAGGTGAGCGCAGCCTCGGTCAGCAGGATGGAGTCGCAGCGGTACATGGGGATGCCGTCGAACGAAACCACCTTGCGCCCAGCGAAGTTCTCCAGGGTCAGGTTCACGTTGTCGCGGTTGGTGATCTGCCGCCGCAGGAAGCTGCGGATGGTCTTGTTGCAGTAGAAAGCCGCACGCCCCATGTTCAGGTTCGGCGGGATCTCCACAGCCTGCTGCAGGAGGTCGATCAGGTCCGCGCCAGTCGCGGCGTCCTTGGTCAGGTTGGACACGTCGATGTTCGCGATGCGGACCACGTAACGCCAGTCGCGCAGCGAGAGACCGGACTTCCACTGGTAGTGCGAGCGGTAGCCCTGGTACTTCCCGCCAGCGGCGTCCTCGAGAGTGACCTCGCCCAGATCGCGCATCGACAGACCGGCCTTGCTGGCCTTCGGGTAGATGCCGTGAACGGTGTTCGGACCCCAGATCACGAGCCAGATCGAGGTGTTGTCCGAGCCGGTGCCTGCGCCGTTGATGATGTTCTCGGAGTTGTCCGCACCGGACAGCTCGCTGTAGCGGTAGGCGAGGCCCAGGAACTCCTCAGGATCCGTGTCGGTGTTGCCGTAGAAGAGCGTGTCGCTCATCTCCTGGCTCATCGCCTCGATGAACGCACGGTCCTCGCTCAGGCGGAACTGCGCGGTGTTGCCGTTGAGGTCCGCGAGATCCTTGTCGACCTCGGCGTATGCCTCCAGCATTCCGCAAGCGTCCGTCACCTGAACGGTGCGGCTCTTCGACTGCGCGACACCGTAGTTCAGCATGCGCCACGCTACGCTGGGCAGGCCCGAGCGAACCGTGGTGAGGTGACCCGTGGGGAGGTTGCCCTCGATCCACGTCATGCTGTCGAGCACCTCGTTGGTCTCGTTGAGGATCTCGACGATCTTGTCGATCTTGCCATCGGGATCGAGGCGCTTCGCCACGTCCGCGATGGTGGGGTTGCTTGCTCCGACAGTGGCCATCTTTCAGTCTCCTTCTTTCAGTTGCCGTCGTAAAGGACGGTGGCCGCATCCTTCTTCTGAGGTGCGGGTTTCCCGTCTACCACACGATCCTCGCCCAGCGCCTTGTCTACCTTGGCCAGGAAACGCAGGAGGTGCGGGTTGCTTCCGAGACCGGTGACCTCGATGAGCTGGTGCAGCTCCGCAGAGCCGTGCTCCTTGACGACCCGTCGACCACGGTCGAGGGTCTCCTCGAGCTTGTCCCCACCGAACTCCTCATCGGCCTCGATCTCTTTCTCCCACTCCTCGAGCGTTACCTTGCGGTTCTCTGCCTGCTCTGTCGCTTCGGCCTGAATGATCTTCGCGCCGAAGTCGACAAGCCGCTGAGCGTTCTCCTGCGAGAGATCCATTTCCCTCGCAGCACCCTCGAACTCCGTTAGCGTGTCAGCATCTAGTTCCACTCCTTCCGGCACCTTGAAGACTTCGTACTTCTCCGGTGCCCGCTTCTGGGGTTCTCCACCCTCCGGTGGCTTGGCCCCACCCTCGGGAGGATTCGGCTCGCCGCCTTCCGGCGGCTTGCCACCGTCCCCTGCGCCCGGTGCGGGTTCGTTGTCAGGCTTGCCCGCTTCTGGACTCGGTTCAGGCTCTGGCATTTTCCTTCTCCTCTTCCTCTGAAGTTGCGCGGACCATCAGCTCCGCAATCATCTCTGGTGCTGCCTCACTAACGTCAGCGAGAATCCCCAGCGCCAGATTACGCATGCCTTCCTTAAAGAAAGTCTGCGAGTTCCCGGTGAACGTGGTGGTGAACACGCTTCCCCGCTCGAGCAGCTTCCTGAAGTACCGCATCCCCGGCGGCGTCTTGATGAGATACGCCACGTCCTCGAGTTCCTGCTTCCTCGCTCGCGAAGCAGCGTCGAGCTTCTCCTTGACTTGTTTCGGGTCTGCGGCGTTATGCGGCACCGGTTATCCCTCCCAGCACGGCATCGAGCGCACTGCCCTGACCGAGCTTGGTCTCGCTCATGACCTTCGCCCCATCCGCCGCAGCGGCCTGCTGCATGAGAGCGGCCTGCTGCGCCTCCGCTTCGGCCCGCTGCCTTCTGATCTCGGCCACGTCCTCGTCCGAGCGCACCACGTTGACCGGCGTGCCCAACATGGCCGCGTACTCGTCCACTGCCTGATCGGCATCGAGCTTGTCGAGAACCTCTGGCTTCGCGCCCGCAACGCTGCCAACGAAGCCCACCAACTGCTCGATGGCTGCGGTGCCGCTCATCCGCTGCGCCTGGGCCAGGACCGAGATGTACTCGACACGGTAGTCCATGCCCTGGATCTCAGGCGGCGGTGGCGGCACGAGGCCCATGTTCTGCATGATCGTGAAGGTGCGGTCGATCACCGGATCCAGCAGCTCGCTCTGCAGGCGCTCGAGAGCAGGACCGAGCTGCTGCAGCCTCTCGGCCATGCGCTCAGTCACCTCCGTGGCTGTCATCTTCTTCTCCTCCCGCGTGACTGCCAGGAAGAGATCCACGAAGAAGTGCTCGTCAATCCGGCGCTCAACCCTGTCAAGCTCGAAAGCCATGGCCTGGAGATCCGGCCTGACCTGAAGCGTGGGAGTGAATCCCTGCTGCCCCTGCTGCACGTCGATGTAGTTGACACCGCCGGGGAGCAGCGTCCCCCCGGTGCGCTTCATCGAGGTGGGTGCGTTCATGGGCGGGTTGATCGCCTTGTCCAGCGCCATGAGCTTGTCGCTCTCCATCTTCTGGAGCTGCTTCACGTCAGCGAGAGTCTCGATGCCTGGACAGTCTCCGTAGACCTCGGTGCCGGTCACGTCCCACCTGGGTGCGACAAACGGACAGGAGATGTACCCACTCTCGCTCAAGGTGGCATACCGCTCATCCTCGGCGGGAGCATTCTCGAGGTAGTACACGCTCGCGTACTGCATGTTCCTCGGCCCGCCGATCAGCACGTTCCGCCGGTCACGCGGATAGATCGCGTGGTGAACGATGTACTGGGCCTCGCTGTTCTTCTTGATGTTCTGGATGACCTCGGGCTGCAGCACATCATCCCCGAACCTCTGGCGCAACTGAGCACCGGTCAACCAGAACATGCGGTACAGCGCCTCCGGTCGATAGTTAGCGTCGAGCGTGATGTACGCCTCACCGATGGTCATCGGCCTGCAGCGGATGACCGTCTTCCAGTCCTCCTCGAGGATCATGGCATTGAAACCGAACAGCCCCAGCTCGCGATACAAGTTGTGCAGCGCGGCGTAGAAGTTTGACTTCTGGAAGACGTTCTGCATGCCGCGCTCGATCATCTCGAGCCACTCACGCACTGCCTGGAACTCGGCCAGATCCTTATCCGCGATGGTGAGCCTGAACCACGGACGAGTCGGTGGGGTCATCCCAGTGAGCATGCCCGCAGCCATGATCCTGCGAGCACGCAGCACCTTCGTGTTGATGATCTTCCCGTCCTTCTTCTCACCCTGGCCGAGCCGCTCCTGCTCGTTGGTGAGGAAAGCTCCGCGCCTGGGCAGGAGATACTCGGAGATCTCCTTCCAGTGCGTTCGCCATGTGGAGTTGTCCTCGTAGAGTTGCTTCCACAGGCGTCTGAGTTCCTTCGTGGACTTCATGGCTACTGCCCGAGCAGTGTCTTGCTCACGTTGCTCGAACCCGGTCCCACGATCCCCAGCGGACTGGTGAGCAGCGTCCCGCTAACACCACGCCTGCGGTTCCTCGCGAAGGCACCAGTGGCTCTGCTGAAGAGAGCCTGTTCCGGCATCGGCGGCGGCTTCGGCATTCGGATCTCGGGAGAACCGAAGAGCGTCTGCCCCACCTTCTTGAAGAACCCGCCTACTGCCTTTCCGATGTCACCGAGCAGTCCCATGTCCCATCTCCTAACCGAGCACGTTGTACTTTGTCTTAGCGAAGTCGGTCTTCACACCCGTGAACGCTTCCTTCTTCGTGGGTTGGTATACCTCATCGGCAAACGTCAACCCGAGACCATCGCCATCGTCCGGTGAGGCGAGGCCCAGCTTCTTCATGTCTTCCTTACGCACGAGTTGGATCTTGTTGGCGGCGTCGAAGAAGAACTCTTGGTTGATGAGATCGTCACGCAACTCTGGGTCATCGGGGATCGCGCCACCGCTCTGCAGCCAGTCGCGCATGTCGCACCAGATCTGCGCCCGCTTGTTCTTGCACTCTGGCCGGTTCGACTTCGCTGAGAAGTTCACACCGATGGGCGCACGGCCCAACTGCCTGAGTCGGTCGATCACTCCAGCGCCGAGACCACCCTCGTCCACGAAGGTGGCCAGGGTGGCGAACCGGTCCTCGTACTGAGCCACGAGGCCAGCGAGGTGCATCGTGTCGATCCCACGGTGTTCGCTGAGCTTCGTTGCCGCGAGACCTTGCCTCAGGTATACCGTCGACTTATCGTCGCCATACCGGGCACAGTCCACGCCAATTACGCGAGCGGCGAAGTGGTACATGCTCTTCTCGAGATGCTTGCCCAGTGCAGCGTCCACGAGGTCTTCGGGGATCAACTGCCTTACGGCGGCTCGAGGGAACGTGCCCTTCACGCGCACGCGGAAGAAGTCCGAATCCTCCCCGTATGCCTCGGCCCATTTCGCGAACAGCTCCTTGTTGGTCCCGGCCACCGTGCGACTGTCGATCTGGTCCCGATCCCAGAGATGCTTGTTGCGTCCGAAGCACTGGCGGAAGCTCCCGCTGTTCCGTGTCGGGTTCCCGAACACGAACCACATCGGCTCTCCGTCAGTGAGCCCCCCGTGCGCTACCTCCCAGATCTTCTCGGGGATGTTGGATGCCTCATCGAACAGGTAGAACGGTGTCGAGCTGGCGGCGTGCAGGCCCGCGAATGCCTCGGAGTTCTCCTCGCGACAGGTGAGTGCGTCAACTCTCCACGTATCAGGGTGCTGGTTGTTGAAGATGCACATCCCACCCTTGACGTTGCGGTACGTGAAGAAGTGCCTCATGACGGACATCGAGTGCCACTTGGCCAGCTCGCCCCAGGTCTTGGTGCGGAGCTGGTCGTTGGTGTTGGCGGTGACCACTCCCTTGCAGTGCGGTCTCGTGCTGATCAGGAAGAGAATGATCCAGGCACTGAGTGCTGACTTTCCGATCCCGTGTCCCGATGCCCTGGCCATCTGCACCGGGTCCACCGGGTTACTCCCGTCGAAGTCGCGTTCCGAGATCAGGTGCCCGAGCTGGGTGAGGAACTCGGCCTGCCACTTCCTGGGACCGGGAGCCTCCTGCTCAGCGGTGCGCTCGAGCGGCGTCCCCGGCTCCCCCCAAGGGAAGGCCCACAGCACGAAGCCCAGCGGGTCATCGTAGAACCCGGCCAGGGTCTCAGCGAGTTCCTGCAGCGGGTTCACTCGAAGAGATCCTCCAACGTAGCTGACTCGACGCTGACGGTGGTCTTGCGCCTGCGGGCCTTGAGCAGAAGCTGAGCCAGATCATCGGACGCCGACAGCTCCACCTTGTCGGTGATCATGTTCCTGATCCTGGCCAGCTCGCTCAGGGCTTTCATCTTGGAGGTGATGCCCAGCTTCTTCAGCGTGCCCACCACCTGACGCTCGCCTCGTGGTCCGTCCCAGATCTCGGACACGTCCAGGCCCGAGATCGCCCGCCTCGCCTCCTCGGGCATCTCGTGGATCGGTTTCACGGAGCCATCGTCCTCGAGGAGGTCAGCGGGATCGAGGAAGGCAACGCAGGCCATCTCTTGGAGGATGCGCTCGTTCGTGATCATGAAGCGGGTCATGTTGTGGCCGATGATCTTCCTGATCGCCGCGTCGACCGCCGAGTGCTTCCTGAGCTTCTGCGCTTCCTTGTTGAGCGTGGTGCGGTTCATCCCCTCACCCCTGGAGTGAACCGTCTTGTAGGCGGCGGTGGCCACGTTGCCGTTCGTGATGTACTCCTGCACGAACCTCCGCTGAAGATCCGTCAGGTTGAACTCATCGAGAGCGATGTCGAGATCAGTCTCGTCGTTCACCATTTGAGAACCTTAACCAGAAGGTAGGCGATGACGCTGAGCAGCGGTGCCCCGATGATCAGCATCCCAGCGACTTGGTACTTCCAGGCGAAGACTCTCCTTTCCAATTCCGTGGTCCGTTGATGGAAGCTCCCGGTGGCCCGCTTGCAGAACTTCCGGCGCTTGATCTGTTCCGTGAGCACGAGGTGCTTGAACTTCCTGTTGCCCTCCGGTGTGTCTGCGAGGGCTTCTTCGATCTCCCGCTCCTCCACCGGATCGAAGTCCCCGGTGTCGAACTCGTAGATGAACGAACCCGGCGCTGGGTCAGGCATCTCGAATCTCCTTACCTACTATCACTTATATCGGCACAACAGGTAGTGTGTCAACACCATATAGACCCAAAATCTGCGGGTGTGAGCACCCGAATCCTGGGCCTCCAGACCTTACCCAGCTTCCTCCATCCCCACAGCTCGCCCCAGGCACCAGCCTCAAGCCAGGATCTCACCTGAGCGGCTCTTTCGTTCGTGAGCTTCCTCAGGTGCTCAGCGAAGGCTGTTCCCGTGCTCTGGATCCCTCCCACGCCACGATCAGGATCGATGGCGATGATGTCGATCCACCCGAAGAGGTCTTGCCTGATCCCAAAGCCACCACCTCCCCGGTGAACGTGAGGAAGCCACTTCTCGCAGATGTCAGCTTCCCAGCCTCGAGATCTCAGCTCCGCGAGCGTTCTCTGCGTGGGAGATTTCCCAGCCATCTCAAACTCCTGATTTTTGAGAGCGTTTTTGCCACATTTTGAAAACGGTCCCGGCCCACCAGGGAGGCGCGGGCGGGTCCAGAGACCCGTCCGTCCTCCCGAAGGGGGGACGGTAGGGGCGTCCGTTTCGCCGCCGCGCCCAACATCCACTCCACCAACGAGTTATCAGGTATAAGGCATAATATAGCTGTCCGCATCCTGTCCGTATCGTTGTCCATATCGAAGCCGTTGTTGCTCAGTGGTTTGAGTAAATCTTGTCCACGTTGTCCGTATCGCTGTCCATATCGGGAAGGTATAATTCTCAGAATGCCTAGTGTGGGGTCTCTCTCCACCAAGGGTTTACAAGAATATACTAGACTTTTTATACTATGTTCGACTCTTGTCCGTATCGATGTCACGTATTTACGTGAGTTGCTGGTTTCTTGTCCGTATCGTCCGTATCGCTGTCCATATCGGGAAGGTATACTTTTGGGATCTCGCGTATATACGTGGAAGGGATGAGGAATATACATGGACGGGTTACCTATTCGCCAGTTCCAGCAGCACGTCTGCGTGGCATGGCATCGGCGCACACCAGCACACGAGATCGTAGCCACGAAGCGACTCGAGCTGAGCGATGAGGTGGGGCTGAGATCTCAGCCAGACCTTGTACTTCTCGATCAGCTCATCCCTGGTCCCCACCGTGAACGGGTTGCCCCACTGCGTGCAGCGGTCGACCCAGATGGCATTCTCGGGAATGATGTGCCGGTGAGCGTTCAGAACTCTGGGCATCGTACCGATCCTCCTCGTGTGAAGCAAGGAGACACCAACGTGGAGGTGTCCCATGCGTGAAGGGCTGTAAAGCAGCCCAGGTGATCTGGGGAGCCGCTCGGCTCAGCCGAACGGCTCCCGCTGTCTCCGCTTAGCCTCGCAGGATCAGCAGGCAGAGCCGCTGCCTCAACTGCTGCCTGATGGACTTCAGTGAGCGGATGGCTGCTTCGATCTCATCGATCTGGGCCTTCAGCGCCTCGATCAACTTCTCCCGCTCGGCCAGCTTGGCACGCTTGCCGTCCTTGTAGTCCTCGCAGTTCATCATCTCGCAGCCGCTCATCTCGCCCTCCTGTTGTCTAGCTGGAACTGGCGGGCCTCTACCCACTCAGTCAAGCCGTTGGAAAGCGCCGGGTATTTGTCCGCACAGGCTTTCGCGTAGGCTTTCAGTGCCGGTACTGCGTACTCGTCGTGGTCTAGGTCGAGCACAAAGAACTGACAGTGATCGTGCTTCCCCTCCATGTCGTTGAGTCGCTTGACCTCGTACTTACGGTAGACGCCCCGCTTCTCGTCGGGCCGATTGTCTGCCTCGCCCATCGGCATGTGAATTGCACCGCTGTGATTTAGGTCACTCATCTCGCCCTCCTGTCGCGCTTCGCCGCCCGCTCAAGCGCAGTCATCCCTTCCAAGGCTCCACTCCTTTCTGATGTGATGAAGTCGCTCATCTCGCTTTCCTTTCACAGGTCAAGGTTCCGTCGCGTGATCTCCAGGCACGAAGGTGGGCGCTTGCTCGCGAAGCACAGAGCCAGGAGCAGCATTCCACTGAGCGCCCCGGTGAACGCGCCCACGATGAATCCCAGCCAGAACATCACACTCTCCTTCCCAGGCTCATGATACCCTTCGCCTCGCGCAGTATCTGGCAGACGCGGCTCTCGGAACACTTCAGGCGCTTTCCGATCTGCCAAAGACGAAGGTGCTTGAAGAAGTACAACTCCACCACCTCGCGCTGGCGTGGAGTGAGCAGCGCCAGTAGCTCGCGCACCTTTGCCTGCGTGTCGAGCTTGTAGTTCAGGTCCGTGGTATAAGAAGGTTCTTCCCACGGATTGACTCCTCGCTCGAGCTTGACGGTGGGAAAGTCGCGGCGGAAGGTGCGCGGCAGCGGGTCGAACTGGCGCAGCCCATCACGCACGGCACCGCACATGCGATGCCACGCGAACACGGCGAGAGAGCAGCCGCGTTTCTTCTTGTACCTCTTCTTTGCGTTGAGGTAGCCCAGGCAGGCGAACTGCACCATGTCATCGTACAGTGAACCCGCGAGATCCCTCGGGAGGTGGCGTCCTACCGTGGACGCCGCCTGACGTGCGAGACTCAACATCAGCGGGTCAGGCGCTTCACGGGAAGCCATAGCACCGACCTCAGTATCCACTTTCCACAGTAGCAGCACCACCACCAACGCGACCCGATGGGCGCAACGTAAGGCGGGCGTGACTTCGAGACATCCTTCATCGCGAAGGCAGCGATGTGCTCCTCGCGCACCCAGAAGTGCTTGCAGAAGATCCGCTTCAACCACCCGATCATGGCAGCTTCTCCTATTCCATCCAATCCTTCGCCTCGAGATCCACGATCCGCAGCCAGTGATGCACCCGGCCTTCACGGTATTCGTATCTCACTCCGACACGCTCAGTCCGCACGCCCGCACGCAGCAGCTCCACCAGCTTGGCCACACGCCTGCGGTTCGAGGTCAGTCCCTCGAAGAGGTGGGCCACCGTGGGATCGTTAGCGATGCGGTCGACCAAGTCGGTCACCGGCATCACGTCACCGATCTCGAACCGGGTGGCCATGTAGGTTCCAAGGTCGAGAGCGTCAGCGGGCGCGGCCTCGTCCCCAGGAACCGCAAGCCGGAACCGGCCAGCGTCCCAGACCAGGGGGATCTCTTCGCCTGCGCGAGCGTAGTTACTCTTCAGGCGCTTCAGCTTCACCGTGTCGGTGTCCTTGTCCCTCTCCATGCCCAGACGGTTGCGGACTGCGTTCTCCCAAGCTGTGCTGCCGCTCAGCAGATCCCCGGTGTTCTGCCCGGTGCGCGACGGATGGGCCAGGAGCAGCAGCGTGCAGTTGTAGTCGCGCATCAGTCGAGCAAGGTATACTTTGATGCACTTGTTGACCTTTTCACGGGTGTTCTCGTCGCCCATGTAGATGTCGGATAGCGTGTCGAGAATGACCAGGATGTGTTCGTCACGCTTCTTGGTTCGCAGGAAGGCGCGGAGCTGCGCCATGAACGGGCCTTCCTTCACCTCGTCGCCTTTGACCACCACCAGGGCGCTGTCATCGCCCACCCGTGGCCAGAGGGAGAAGCCGGTCACCTTGCACTTCTGGTACTCGAGCGTCTGGCGGATCGAATCGAGCCTTCGGTGCAGTTCTTCCTTGGAGTCTTCGCAGTAGATCCCCAACACGCGGCAGCGGGTCCGCACCGGCATGCCCAGCCAGGGCTTCCCGCTCGTGAGCGACAGCCCCAGTTGCAGGCTGAGCAGGCTCTTCCCGGCAGAGCCGCCACCGTAGAGGCTCGAGATCTCTCCCTTCGGGAGCCAGTGTTCGATGAGCCACTCACGCGGAGGCGCTTTGCCCAGAGGGAAGTCATCTATGGATAGGGGCCAGGATTCGAGGTCGACCTTCGTGAACTCCTCGCGTGCCATGGCGCTGCGGGCCTCCGGTGTCTTGCTGCCCGCCGGGTTCTGTCCGTAGGCATAAGCGTTCTGAACGATGCGCCTCAGTTCCTCTGCTGACCAGGGAGGCGCACACCGTGGGTTGTAGTGGTCGAGCATCACCTCGAGCGCAGCGTCCGGTGTCAGGCCCAGGTCTTTCACCTGAACAGCCACCTCGTAGGTTTGGTTGTTGCCGCCCGCGCCTTTGACCGCAGGCTCTGCCTCGAGGAGGTACTTGATTGCTTCGCTGACGTGGTGCGGCTTGTCGAGATCCTCGGCCTCGAGGCCCACCTCGAGCGCCTTAGTCTCCTCGCGTGTAGCGAGCGCCTCGATCCACGAGGGCACCGGCTCGACCGGCGCAGGCTCGACCACCGTGTAGGTTCCACCGTTCACCGCTGAACCCGGCAGCACAACGTAGCCGCCACTCGACTTCAGGTCGATATTGGTGGCCAGCTCCCTCCGCGTTCGCATCGCTGGCCGGAAGAGGTAGTGGCGTCCCTTCCCCGGCGTGGCGTGCGTGCGGGTCCACGGCGGCTGAACCTGTCCGTTCTCGAGCAGCAGCTTCTGCCAGTTAGTCCACCCCTGCTGCCCTGGTTTGCAGTCGACGTCGACCACGAGAAGATCCGACTTCCCGCAGTCGAGTCCCCAGTTGCAGCCAGGGTGCTTGGATCCCCAGGCGCGGATCTGCTCTGGGTTGTTGCTGGATTCTTCAGCCCAGGAAGCTACGTGGTACTTCCCAGCGCCACCCTTGTGCCCTGCTTGGATTGGGAAGACGTAACACCCGAGCCGAGTCGCGTACTCTAACGCGAACTCGAGCGCCGTAGGCATTACTCTTCTCCGTTAACAGGGTCTCCCACGAAGGCCGGGTGGTTGCTTTGCTTGTTGCAGATCCAGATCTCCCACGGGATCCGCACGCCGAGCACCTTGCGGCTTGCCTTCTCGAGCCGCTGTGCTCTTTCCACTGATACGCCGCGCCTGCGGTGCAGGATGTCCGAGAGGTGCTGCGATGAGATCCGCGCCTGCAGCGCCACCTCTGCCTGCTGACCGTGCTTCCAGAAGTTGCTGTCCGTCATGCTACCCTTCCTCCTCTTGTGGGTACTTGTCCGTTCCGACAGGATCTGGGTGGTTCTGGTTCACGCTCTCCACCCAACACAGGTTGTCCCAGCGGTTGTCATCCTTGAACCCGTTGATGTGATGCGCGTGGTGTCCTCCTTCCGGTGGCGAACCATGGAACGCTTCACACACTGCCCGGTGAACGTAGACCGTGTGCTTCTCTCTCGATCCCGGCAGGCGCAGGCTCACGAAGCGATAGCCCTTCGCATGCGTATTCTACTTTAGTATCCCGCGCTTTGGCCCACCCTGGCGGCTGATCTCTCCAGCACTCGAGACCCAGTACCGGGTAAACCCAGGCACAGGAAGCCAAACAGCTTCCATCCCGCGTATACCTCCACCGTACCCACCAGAGCGTACATCTCCAGAGTGAAGCAGTCAAGCTTGCACTTGAGCAATCGGTTTCTTAGCTCTCTATATCGCTTCACAACTCGCTCTCCACCAATGAGATATCTCTCGCCGCAGACACGCTCTCATTTTCTCCTATTTTTCCCCTGGACAGGGTAAATTCCATCGGCTATAAATCTATGTGTAGTTTGTGAGTCAATGATCGCTGGCTGCTAACAGGAGGATGAACATGAAGATCGTGAAACCCGCACTGACCGATGTCGAGATTCGAGGAGCCGTTTCCATGGTGAGGCGCATCGCAGACGCGCAGGCCACCGCAGCTTTCGAGGTACGCGAGAAGGTGAAGGACCGCAACAAGCAGATCATGCAGGGCCAGGACGAGCTGTTCATGGTCTGGACGAAGCTCATGGACGCCTGCCTAGTCCGGGGTAGACTGTGGGCGTGCCACATGGCGAGAGAGGCTTGAATGACTCACGAGATTAGAGCGCCTGAGACCCGGAGGCCGGAGGCGGCCGCGCAGCGTTCTGCTGCACTCTCTCGCCAGAGGCCCACGGCAGCGCCGGCCGCCGGGTCCGAAGCGCTCGAAACTTCCAAGGGGGACGCAATGGGCATGGCGAGCACAGGGGCGGCCGCGGCGCCGCCGACCATCAACACAACTCTGCACCACCGCAGGCCGGTGATCTGGCTTGACGGCGCCTGGCGGGAGGTCCGGCCAGCCCATCCCTCCATGCGCGAGATGGACGCGGCCGACCGGACGATGCGCGACCGGGTGGGCTGCACGTCGGTGGCGCACCTGGAGTCCGGCGCGCGGCTGATCGTTCACCGCGACCTGATGGGTGTCTGGAGCTACTGGGAACTGGCCGGCGGCGATGCGATCCCGGGGGCGGCCGGCGTGGCCGAACTGGTGGCCGCCGCCCGCGACATGGTGGCTGGCGCCGCCACGCTGGGCGTGCTCCCCGGCAAGCGCGCGCGGCTGGAGTTGGCGCTGGAGGCTATGCTCCCCCCGGCTCCGGCCGGCGTCGTTGGCCCGGAGCAGCGGGACGATGTCCTCAAGAGAGAGAAGGTGAGCTGATGAAGCTCACGAACACGATCAGGAAGGCACTGCTCCGCATGGTACGCGGACACAAGGAGGGCTGCGACAGCTTCGCAGCCCTCGCCATCGCCAGGGGCGAGAAGCCCAGCGGCAACGGTGCGGTGACGGTGGTCTCCTCCATCGCCATCGGGATCCTGCTCCAGAAGCTCACCAGCAAGAAGCCGAACCTCAACAACCTCGACATCGAAGACCTCCGCAAGATCGCCCGCCTGGGCGCGTACACCCGGCCCGATCCCTTCTACGACACCGCTGCCTGCGTGGGTGCGTTCTTCAAGGCCATGCACACCATCGACCTCGAGATCGGAATCCTCAACCGCGACGAGGATCTCCGTCTGAGCCGTGGCCGCACCGATGAGCGCAAGATGGCTCTGACGAGGGTAGGTGGCTGATGAATCTGCCGAACGGGATCTTCACCATCGAGAACGAGGCGGGCGAGCACCGCACCATCAAGATCCGCACGCAGAAGGAGGACGCCAACTTCGCGCCGGGAGAGAGGATCGCCTCTCTCCTCACCGGACCCGAGAACGAGAGCGACTACCAAGGCTTCGCCTTCGTGAAGGAGGATGGCTTCCGCGTCTGGAAGTCGAAGCGTGGGAAGAACCGCATCAGCACCTTCGAGTGGTACGCCAGGATCCTCGAGCTGGTCGACCTGACACCGGACGAGATGGAGGAGGTCGAGATCAGCGTCAAGCTGCGGGACCGCACCTACAAGATCCTGATCGAGAAGCGGTGCATGGTCTGCAATCGCCGCCTCACCACGCCCGAGTCCATCCGCACCGGCATCGGCCCGGTCTGCGCGGGGAGGGTGAGCTGATGGAGCTGCACATCAAGAACAGCAGCCACTACCGCACGGAGGATCTGCGCAAGATCCTCCGTGCGGCAATCAAGGCGGAAGGCGCTGGACCCTTCCGCTACTACTGGGCTGAGTTCATCACCTCCCGCTCGCACAGCCGCGTGACCGGCCTGGGTACGATGAATGGGTGCTGGCAGAGGATCGGCATCCCGATGCGCGAGAACGTCCGCGACACCCACGGTGACTACTGCCTCGAGCCGCTCGACCGACTCCCGGCCTTCGAGGTCAAGCGGGTGGCCCAGGTCATCGTTCACGAACTGGGCCACAACATGGGACTGGGACACCGCGAGATGGTTCGGTCCTGCGAGATCGACGTGTCCTGGGCAGAGGGGATGGACATCAGGTTGAAGAAGCCGATGCCCGCGAAGAAGAAGGCAGCACTGCGCAGGAAGACCAAAGCAGATCTGATCCGCAGAGCTGAGATGCGAGTCACCTACGCAGCCATCCAGAAGTGCCGCGAGCTGGGCTGCAGCTACCAGTGGGATCGGCAGGCTCGCGAGATCATCATCGACTACCCTGCTGACAAGGAGGATCAGGAACACCGCACTGGTCTCGTCTGCACCGACTGGGCAGATGTTCTCGACCGGCTGAGTCACGTCGAACTGCAGGAGGCACTCTAATGAGGAAAGGGCTGAAGAAGCGCACGGCTGGGCGGGATGACCGCTGCGACCACTGCGGCTATCCCTTCGACCAGGGGGACCACTGCTACGGGTTCACGCTCGAGGACGGTGACTTCGACTGGGAGGTCTTCTGCTCCAAGCACTGCGCGAGCGAGTGGGACCGGATCCAGGCGCAGCGTGAGAGGAGGGCGAGCTGATGAAGACTCCAGTAGCCCTCCAAAGAGCCTGCGAAGTGTTGCGGGCACGAGTGCGCTTCAAGAGCGCGAGTCTGACCCTGCCCGGCAACCCCTTCGGTCAGGACGATACGCAGATAGTCCGCGATGCCACACGGGTCTACGTGGAGTCGTGGATCATTCCGATTCTGAACTGCATCGAGCGAGGCGATCTGCGGCTCTTGCAGGAAGTGCTCTCGACCTTCGAGATCGGTGACAAGCTGGAGAACGAATCATGAGCTTCAGCACAGCCTACACTCGCCACCTCGTCCGCGCCTGCCGCCTGGACCGTGAGTGGGAGCAGCTTCAGCGGGCGCGGACGAAGACCTTCCGCGTCTATAAGAATGTTGAGGGACGGTTGGTCTTCTGCGACGAGATCGCCGCCCAGACCGAACCGCAGGCCATCGAGCTGTGCGTGCGGGCGCACGGCGGCAAGCGTTTCAACTACAGAGCGAAAGGACAGGCACAATGATCACCGTCCTGACCACGAAGTACGTCAAGTGGCTCGTGATGAATCACCGTGTCTTCGCGGAACAGGTACTGGGCTACGAAGTCAGAGAGCAGCGTTGCGAATACGACATGACGTTCAAAGATCTTCCGCATGCTGCGAGGATCAAGTTGATTGACCTGTTGCTAATCTACGAAGGGAGGAAGAAGTGATCACCCGCAGGCAGCACAGGAGGGTTCGCCGCACCAACAACAAGCTCAGAGCGGAGAGGGAACAGCTCGCGTTGACTGTTCGCGCACTGAGTGGCAACCCCATGAAGGAGACCGAGAGGCAGGCCATCGCCAAGAGGCAGAAGTTCCTCGAGAACCTGAAGGGTTCCGTCGAGGAGAGGTTCGCGAAGTCGCTCGAGCAGATCGAGGGTCTCGAGGAGCGGATCGCAACGCTGCCGAAAGTCCCGCGCATCGTGCGTTGGTTCTTCCGCGCAGTGTAGACTACTGGCTATCTGAAGGAGACTACCATGGAACTGATGCACTCACAGCCGCTGATCACCCTGGAGGATCTGGACAAGATCCCCACACCGAAACCGGAGGGTAGCCACTACCCGATCCCGCACGCCCGCTTCGCCCGCACGGTGCGCGAGGCGCTGCTGGCCACCGGGCTGGGCATCGCGAAGGAGCAGCACTCCGTCGACAACAAGGGGCAGCGGTACTTCGGGCTGCTCGACCTCCACCGGGAGGCCGAGAGCGAGGACTACCGGCTCATAGTGGGCCTGCGCAACAGCCACGACAAGACCTTCGCCGCCGGTCTCTGCGCTGGCAACCGGGCGCTCGTCTGTGACAACCTGAGCTTCTCGAACGAGATCGTCCTGGCCAGGAGGCACACCCGCTACATCGGTGACGATCTCCAGCGCCTCGTCTTCGACGCTGTCGGCAGGCTGCGGCAGGCACACGCGAAGCAGGACGAGAGGATCTCCCGGTACAAGCTGCGGACGTTCTCTGATCACATGGTACACGATCTTCTGATCCGCAGCGTCGACGCGAAGGTCATCCCGAACGCTCGCGTTCCCGAAGTTCTCAGGGAGTGGCGCACGCCCAGTCACGTTGAGTTCGCTGTGGACCGGGACGCCTGGAGGCTCTTCAATGCGTACACGGAGGTGCTCAAGCGGTACGCAGTCGAGGATCTCCCCCGGCGCACGATCCGCCTGCACGGGATGCTGGACACTGTCTGCGGAGTGAACTGATCGTGGATCAGCCCAAGATCCTACAGCGGAAGGACGGCAACCTCCTGCTCAATTGGGAGCAGGAGGGAGTCCTCGTGGCGGTAGGGTGCGCGGACCCGGCAAAGCGTCTGGCCTGGGCGAAGCTTCTGGCCACCGCACCCTACGTGATGAACACGCTGCTCGCCTTCCTCGACGGGAAGGAAAGCACCGACGAGATCAACAAGCTCACCCTGCGCGGCATGCTGCGCAGCACGAAGACGGGGATGGGGAAATGAATACGCCTCCTGCGCTAAGAGACATGTCTAAGGAAGAGCGATCCCTGCTGCTCTTCTTCGAGTCGGCTTGTGTTGAGCATGGCGGCATCTTCAACAGCCAGCACATGAACAGTGAGGACTTCACCATCGCCGCAACGTGGAAGGCTTCCGGCTTCGCGAACATCAAGCGGCTCAAAACCGCTGTCATCAATAGACTGAACGGACGCTACACGCACTACTGCAGCCTCTCGCCTACAGCGTGGTCTCTCGCGCAGGAAGAGCGCCGTGAGCGGGCTGCACGGCTTCGCGCCCAACGTGACTACATCGAGGACTGAGGCATGATCTACGCACCCGCTGGCCTGGAGTACATGGACTTCCAGAAGGCCGGGATCCTCTGGCTCGTTAACCACGAGCGGGGGATCCTGGCCGATCAGATGGGAACCGGGAAGACCATCCAGGCGGCGGGCCTGATCAACGCAGTCGATCCTGAGACCGTGCTGGTCATCTGTCCTGCCAGCGCGAAGGATCACTGGAAACGTGAACTCGAGAAGTGGGTACTGCTGTGCCCGAGCATCGGAGTCATCTACGGAGCGGAGCGCCCCAAAGGTAAATACATCATCGTGAACTACGATGTGCTCCATCTTCATACGCGGGCGCTCCGCTCGCGGTTCTGGGATCTAGTCATTATCGATGAAGGCCACTACATCAAGGACATCACCTCGAGGCGAACGAAACAGGTTGTTGGTTCGCGCACGCTTCCGCCGGTCAGAGGCAAGAGGGTCATCGTCCTGACCGGCACTCCTGTGGTTAACCGTCCGATTGAACTCTACCCGGTGCTCCGCTACCTCGACGGCCCAAGCTGGCCGAGCTACGATGAGTACGGAGACCGGTACTGTGGTGGGCGAGGCGGCGTAATCGTCCACCACTTTGGCACCGCTACGCTCTACGAGCAGTGGCGGCGGTGGTGCTGGAACAAGAGCCTGCCCGACAGCAATGTGGTGCAAGACGGGAAGCAGTGGGACGCCTTCGCGAGAGAGTATTCCACCGATGGTGTCAGCCTCGACAGGCTTGATGACTACCAGGGCGCGAGTAACCTCAGTGAACTGCGCGAGCGGCTCACGTCGATCATGCTCAGACGCACGAAGCGAGAAGTCTTCCCCAATCTCCCGGCCAAGCAGCGGCGGGTCTTCAGCGTCAACCCGCGTGCGGGAACCTGGGCGCGCTGCTCCTGGGACAGGAGTTTCCAGGCTGCGCTGCTCATGCTCGAGCGAGGCAGTGCCTTCGCTGAAGGTGAGCTGGCCACCGTGCGCCGGGAGGTGGCCGAGCAGAATCTTCCCACGAAGATCCGCTACCTTGAGATGTGCATCGAGGCCGAAGGCAAGGTGGTGGTCTTCGTGCATCACAAGGAGAGCGTGGCCGAACTGCAGCGCCACTTCGGCAGGCGGGCCTGCACTGTGTGCGGCAGCACGCCGAACCAGAAGCGCCAGGGGATCGTGGATCGCTTCCAGCAGGACGAGCGCAAGCAGCTCTTCATCGGCACCAAGGCAGCGGCTGAGATCTACACGCTGACCGCTGCGCGTCGAGTGGTAATCGCTGAACCTTTCTGGGTTCCTGGGATCGTGGAGCAGATGGAAGACCGGCTGCACCGCTACCCGCAAACGAAGGAGGTGCTAGTAGATCACCTAGCAGAGGAAGGGACGTTGGACGTGGCCATGGCGCATGCCGTGGTTCACAAGCAGAACACCATCGATCAGCTACTCAATTAGGAGGAAAGGAATGAAGCTCAAGATCACCGAGACTAACTTGCTGCTGCAACCGGAAGATCCCGAAGACCTGATCCAGATCTGTGCCATGTTGGGGGACGGCAAGCAGCGCACCATCCGCGTCGACATGGAAGCCGCGAAGGCCGCGTGCTGCACCCAGGTGGCCAAGGTCATCGAGGGTGGCCTCGCTGTCGCGCAGGAAGCGGCGGACCTGGGCACCGAAGCCCCGCCCACCGACACGAAGGGTGGCCTCGACAGGAAAGCCATCCGCGCCGAACTCGATGCGATGAAGGTCGAGTACAACAATCGGTGGGGCACGGAGCGCCTCGCTGCCTTTCTCGCAGAGGCTAAAGCAGGCAGTGCTGCTCCTGCTGCGGCTCCCGCTCCGGTGCCTGCAACTCCTGCTGCACCTGTGGCGGCTAGCACGCCCCAGGACGATCCTCTCGCTGAGCCGACAGTCACGAAGGATCAGGTGCTCGAAGCCCTGAAGAAGATCGTGGCCACCAAGGGCAAGGACGAGGGCACGTCCATCGTGAAGGGGATCCTGCTGGGGTTCGGTGCGACTAACATCTCGGGCATCCCCACTGACAAGTACCCTGCCGCTCTGGCCGCTGCCCAGCAGGCGCTCTGATGGCACACGCTAACCTCTCACCCAGCACGAGCGAACGCTGGCTGAACTGCCCAGGATCCATCCGGCTCTGCCGGAAATGCCCTCGGCGTCCCACCAGTGTCTACGCTCAGGAAGGGACAGCCGCACATACGCTGGCCGAGAGGTGCCTGCGCCAGTACACCAACCCGTTCAAGTACCGTGGCGAGACCATCACCAATCAGGACGGCAGCAAGTTCGTGGTCGATGATGACATGGCCGAAGCGGTCAAGTTGTACATCGACTTCGCGAATGAGCACGCTCCTCTCGGTGAGGTCTCGACCGGTCACATCGTGCGCGGGATCGAGAAGAAGGTCGAGGCGCACGATGAGGTCTGGGGCACAGCGGACCTCGTGATCTACGTGCTGGCCACCAAGCACCTCATCATCGCTGACTACAAGCACGGGAAAGGCGTGCTGGTCAGCGCCGACAACAGCCAGACCAAGTGCTACGCTCTGGGCGCTCTGCTCAAACTGCAGAGCAAAGGCGTGCCGGTGGAGAAGGTCACCACCTACATCGTGCAGCCCCGGTCTCAGAGCGAAGAGAAGATCCGCTACTACGAGATGACTGCTGCTGAGCTTCTCGCGTGGCAGCAGGAAACCCTGAACCCTGGTGTCGTAGCCACGAAGCCTGTCGATGCACCGCTCAAGGCTGGTGATCACTGCAAGTGGTGCGATGCCCTGGCCACCTGTCCGCAGCAAGCGAAGGAAGCACTCGCGCTGGCTAAGGTGGAGTTCTCCGATGTGAACCCGGCGTTGCCGGATCCTTCGGACCTGACACCCGAACAGATCGTGAAAGTCATGGAGCTGTCTGAGGTCATCTCGGCCTGGGCCGGAAGCGTGAAGGCTTACGCCCAGGAGCGGGCAGAGATGGGTCTTCCGGTCCCAGGCTACAAGCTGGTGGCGAAACGCGCCGTGCGTCAATGGATAGATGAGGACGTTGCCGCCGCCACGCTCGAGATGTCTCTGGGAGAGGAAGCCTACACGAAGAAGCTGGTCTCGCCCGCCCAGGCTGAGAAGGCTCTGAAGGCTGCTGGCTTCGAGAAAGGAGGAGTCGATTCGCTAGTCTGCAAACCTGACACCGGACTGATACTGGTTCCTGAATCAGATCGGAGACACGCTGTGGTGCCTGCCGATCTAAACGCACTGATGGACACGATGGACGTGTTCCAGTAAGAGAGGAGAGCCTACTGATGGCTACCGAGAAGAAGAACATCATCACTCCGAAGTTCCGCGTTTCCTTCGCCCACGTCTGGGAGCCGCGTGAGACTCAGAGCGGCCAGAAGATGTACTCCGTCATGATGCTGTTCGACAAGCAGACGGACATCACCGCTCTGAAAGAGCTGGTGCGCGATGCCGTCCTGGCCCAGTGGCCGGATGCCGAGAAGCGGCCCAAGGGTCTGATCAACCCCATCAAGGACGGGGACACCGACACCATGCAGGACGGCTCACTGCGGAAGGCGAAGTACCCCGAGATGGCCGGTCACTGGATCGTCAACGCCATGTCCATGCGCAAGCCCCAGGTGGTCGACCACAACGTCGAGGACATCATCGACCGGGAGCTGTTCTACTCTGGCTGCTACGCTCGCGCCAGCGTGAACGCTTTCTGCTACTACCCCGACCGCAAGAACCCGCAGAAGAAGTACGGTGTGGGCATCGGTCTGAACAACCTCCAGAAGCTCGCGGACGGTGACAGGCTCGCCGGTGGGACCAACGCGAAGGATGACTTCGCGCCGGTCGAGAGTCCCGATGCGCCCGCAGCGGCTGTCCCCAGCACCGACGAGGACATGTTCGCCTAGGACGCCAGCGCCAGGGGGAGGGGATCTTCGGGTCTCCTCCCCCACTCTTTCCTCGGAGGCCACCATGATGCTGACCATAGACTTCGAGACCCGCAGCGCCTGTGACCTGAAGAAGAGCGGTGCCTACCGATACGCGGAGGATCCTACCACGGACGTCATGTGCCTCGCCGTGAAGCAGGACGATGGCCCGGTGAGGATCTGGATTCCCTTATGGGCTGAGCTTATCTTCGGCGGAAGAGCGGGAGCCATCAACGACGGTTCGCTACGGATGTTGATGGAGGAAGCTGACACGATCCAGGCCCATAACGCCCAGTTCGAGAGAGCCATTTGGAGGCACGTTATGGGGCGCTATGGCTTCGAGGACACCCCGCTCGAGAAGTGGCGCTGTACGGCTGCTAAAGCCGCAGCAATGGGCCTTCCTCGGAGCTTAGCCCGTGCCTGCGTGGCCGCTTCAGGCGTCCACGAGGTCAAGGATGCCGTGGGCTACAAGGTCATGATGAAGATGTGCAAGCCTCGAAAGCCCCGAAAGAAGGAGCGTGAGGCTAACCCTGCCTGGGCGGAAACCCTGTACTGGCACGAGGATCCTGCCGAGTATCAGATACTACTGGACTACTGCCTGCAGGACGTCCAGGCTGAGTATGCCCTCGGTCAAGCTCTGCCGGATCTCAAGCCTACTGAGCAGGCACTGTGGTTCCTCGATCAGAAGATCAATGACCGTGGTCTCCACATAGATCTCGAGTCCATCGAGGCGATGATCCAGGCCACTGAAGAGTTCGAGCAGAAGACAAACGCCGAGACCGCTTCGATCTCGCATGGGGTTCTCAAGAGCACCCGGCAGCAGCAGGCCATGCTGCTCTTCCTGCGTGTCTGCGGATGTGATCTACCTGATCTGACTAGGCAGACAGTCGAGGCAACGCTCGAGCGCAAGGATCTGGATCCCCGCGCACGGCGGCTCCTCGAGATCCGGCAGCTCGCTGCGAAGAGCAGCGTGAAGAAGTTGCAGTCTATGGCAGTGACTGCCTGTAGCGACTCCCGCGTGCGAGGAAGCCTGTTGTACTGGGGCGCTACTCGCACCGGGCGCTGGGCCGGGAAGCTGATCCAACCCCACAACCTCCCTCGAGGGACGCTGAAACCTGACGAGGTCGAGGATGCGCTTTGGAGTTTCAGGAACTTTGGCTGCGGCTTCTTCGAGGATCCTCTCGGGACAGCCAGCAGTTGCCTGCGCGGCCTGATCACAGCAGGCCCAGGCCACGATCTTCTGGCAGCAGACTTCTCCAATATCGAGGGGCGCTGCGCAGCGTGGCTCGCGGAAGAGGCGTGGAAGATCCGCGCTTTCCGTGAGTACGATGCCGGGACCGGTCCAGATCTTTACTGTCTCGCCTACTCGAAAGCGTTCGGCGTGCCCTTAAGCATGATCACCAAGGAGCAGCGGTTCATCGGTAAGGTGCAGGAGTTGAGTCTCCAGTACCAGGGTTGGGTAGGAGCGTTCAGCACGATGGCCGCGAACTACGGTGTGTCTCTTCCCGAAGAGGAAGTAGTCGACATCTGCGGGCGCTGGCGCAATGCTCATCCGAAGATCGTCAACTTCTGGCGGGTGGTCGAGGAGGGAGCCATCCGCGCCATCGAGACCGGCAGACAGTTTAAGGTGGGGCGGCTCACCTTCGGTGTGCGCGGCCAGTACTTGCACATGCGGCTTCCCAGCGGGCGGCTGCTCAGCTACAATAAGCCTCGGGTCGTAGAGCGTGTGGATCGATACAAGAGGCAGAAGAAGAGCGTGGAGTACATGGGGCTGAACACGATGATCAACAAGTGGACCCGCCTGCACACCTACGGTGGCAAACTGTTCGAGAATGCCATCCAGGCCATCGCTCGTGACGTGATGGCTGAAGCGATGCTGCGTGTCGAGGCGGCAGGCTACCCCATCGTTCTCACCGTCCACGATGAGATCCTCTGCGAAGTTCCACAGGGGCAGAAGAGTGCTGTTGAGTTCCAGCGGTTGATGACCACGCTACCCACCTGGGCCACCGGTCTGCCTGTCGCAGTTGCCGGGTGGCGCGGGCAACGCTACAGAAAGGACTGAGAGATGCCGTACAGCATTCGCTACAGAAAAGGCTCGAAGCGTCCGTGGAAGATCGTCAAGACCGCCACAGGTGAAGTGGTAGGTAGTTCCACATCGGAGGAAGCTGCTAAAGCTTCGATCCGCGCCAGACACGCGGGCGAGAACAAGAAGAAGCAGTGATGGATATCAAGGTGCTGGGTGTCACGCTGATCGTTTTGTTCTGGCTGTTCATTCTTCTCTGGGTCTTCTAGTGATCAAGGAGATCTTCATGCGGATCGCGATAGGCATCCCCTCAGGGGACACGTTCAAAGCGGACTTCGGTTGCGCGTTGGCTACGCTCACGGCTTACACCAACAAGGCAGACGTTGATCTCGCCATCGTCAACAAGAAGGGACCGGACATCGCACGTAACCGGAACGACATCGTGGCCAGCGCACGGCGGTTGGACGCTGACTACCTCCTCTTCATGGACACGGACATGACCTTCCCGCCGGATACCCTGTTGCACCTGATCGCTGCTCGCCGGGAGGTGATCGCCTGTGACGCACGCAGGAAGAGATCGCCTCACAGCACCATCGCCATACGGCACGGCGGGCTTCTCGGGAAGACCAACAAGATCATAGAGGTGGACAGCATCGGCACCGGGATCATGCTGATCCACATGAGCATCTTCCGCGAGATGCCGAAGCCTTACTTCCTGGCCACCGATGAGGTCAGCGAGGACATCTACTTCTGCAAGAGAGCAAGACTGGCGGGCCATGCCGTGTACTGCCATGGCCCGCTCAGTCAGAAGATCGGTCACATCGGTGACAAGGAGTTCAGGATCGAGTAGCTGCGCTCCTTAGACAGGCACTGCCAGCTCGAAGATCTCGAGGCGCAGTTGCACGTCATCGGTGATATCGGCCTTCGCCCAGATCTCGTCGCCTTCCACCAGGGTGTAAGGACCGATGGGACCGACATGGTCATCGGGATCGCCCGCCGCCTTGACAAGCTGCTCCGGTAGAATGAGGTGCTCGTCGCCAGGGGTCTCGCCATCAGGCACGAGTCGCACGTTGACCTCTCTGTCTGCCGGTGAGCCGGTCTCCACGTTCGCGAGGTGGATGTAGAGGGTGGCCGTCTTGTTGGCGGGACAAGCGTACTGCGAGACATACGCTGCGGTCAGCAGATTCCTTGCGTTGGTCTGAGACACGATTGATCCTCCCGTATCCTTGATCCGATCATCACGAACGATGCCGCCACCGGACACACCGGCACAAGTGGCGCTGATCTTGCACGCGACATCGTTGCCAGCGGCGAAGCCCGCTGCAGCGGTAGGCTGGTAGCTGGCCTTGTAGGTTCCGGTAGCCTTCTTCGCCACTGTGACGGAGAGCGTATCTACCTCACCGTCCTTGAAGACGGTCCCCGAAGGCAAACTGTCGGCGTCCTGCAACGCGCCCGTGGTGGGGTTTTCGACAGTGAAGACCGTGTCGATCTGAGTTCCCAGTGTTATGTCCATGCCGCCACTCCTTTAACAATCCCGCGACCTCTTGGCCTGCGGACCAGTTCACTGCCGAAGGGGTTCTTCGGCTTCCCAACGCCCACGTTCCAGTTAACTGTGTTGCTTATGGTGCTCCCCGGCGCGAGCACTTCGATGCCGCTGCCGGAATCGATGTCCGTAGCCTCGACGTGATCAGCCAGTGTACTGAACCCGCTCAGGGTCAGTTTGCCTCGGGTGCCGGGGGAGGTGGCTTCGAGGATAGAAGCCGTAGCCCCAGCCAGTCCGTCACTGTCGAGCCTGCCCGCCACAGTGATCTCCGAACTCGAGGTGATCTTGTGGGTCTTGCTCGCGCCCAGAGTGAGGTTGAAGAAGCCGGTGGCCAGGGAGTCGATGGTTGGCGAAGACGCTCCGTAGTAGATTACGGTCGACTGGGTCACGTCTACGGTCAGCACGCTGACTGAGATAGTCTCTCCCCCAGTGAGCTTCAGCGTGTCGGTCACGGTGAAGTTGGTCCCGGTGAGAACATCGTAGCCGTCGATGTCGAGCACACCTTGCGTGACGTAGAGACCCCCACTCCAACTCACGGGATTGAAATCAGCTACCAAGTACGCAGTGCCGGAAGGCTTATTGATGATGAAGTCCCCATTGGGGAGATCGTTTGAGTTCACGTCGATGTCTTGATCCCCGGTGCCAGTCAGCGTGTGCTGAGCGGTGCCGCTGAGCGCGGCATCGCTGCTGGTCAGATCACCCTGGATCTCGATCAAGCCGCTTACCGAGCCGCCTGCCGTTCCGCAGTACGTGAGATCACCGTCGACGTGCAGCGTTCCGATGATCGTGAGACTCCAGACATTCATGCAGAACGTGACATCGTTGAGGCGAACCGTTCCCCAGTTCCATGTAGCAGAGGGACCGCCGCCCGCAGTATCGTAGGCAGCAAGATTCGAGCTGGCGGCGTCCACCGTGCCGCTCGTGTAGGTGATGTTGCGCTGTACCTTGAGCGGGTTGGTGTTTCCCATGGTCAGGGTGCCGCCGGTCTTGGCCACCTCTACGTTGCCCAGGTTGCCGTCACCGGTCTGATCCCAGATCTGATTGTTAGACCCGGCGAACTTCAACGTGTAGCTCGCCGCTGTAGTCGTACCGGTGTCGTTGATGTCGAGGTCACCTTGCAGCTCAAGCGTGCCGGTCTGGATCTTCGAGGCTTTGATCTCGAGATCACCATCAACGTACATGGTGCCGGTGATGATCGTGGCGTATGCTCCTTTGTCGATGACCACGTCATCCCAGCGCATGACACCTGAACTCATGTTGCAGTTGGCGTTGCCAACCAGCTCCACAGTTCCAGTGGTGACCACGGTGCCTGAGGTGTAAGTGAAATCCCGGTAGATACGGAAGGACTGGGAGCTGGTCACGAACGTGAGTGAGCCTCCGGTCTTAGCTACTTCCACATGCGGGAAGGAAGCATCGGCGTCCATGCACTCAGCGGTCTGGACTCCGGTGCCGGTGAACTTGATCAGCGCCGTACCGTCCTGCCCTTTTGTCCACTCGACGTTGCCCTTGCACTCCACAGTGCCAGTGTTGATGGCTGCTGACGTGGAGGTGCCGGTCATGACGAGATCACCATCAACTACGATGGTGCCGGTCACGTTGAGATCCCAGACACCCTTAGTGACCGTGACGTTGTAGTACGTGCGGCCCCCCACGCTGAGCGCCTGAGCGCCTGTAGTCTTGTTGAAGATCAGAGTGCTGGTCTCAGGAGTGACAGTGCCGCTGGAAACAGTCATGTCTCCGGTCACTGTGCAGTCGCCGGAACCCATCTGGAAGACGCCGCCCGTCTGCGTGAACGAGTTGCCAACCGTAAGATCGAAGTCGTTCATGTCCCAGGTGCCAGACGTGAGCGTGAAGTCATCGACAGTCACGTCTGAGGACTGGGTGATGCCACTGGCCTTCGCCAGCTCGAGGTGGATGACTCCGAGATCGGCACCGCAGTTGATGGTCTTGTCACCAGAACCGTCGAACTTGAGCTTCCCGGTTCCATCACCCTCGAAGAGAGCAGACGTGACACTGGAAGTGTCCCAGTAGTCAGACACTCGCATCTCCGCAGAGCCTTGTAGCCTGATCGTCTTCGAGAGATCGTAGCCGTTATCGTAGAAGTAGCCGTCGATATCTACGATGCCGCCATTCACGTCGAACACGTAAGGGGTCGTACCCTGGATTCGCTGTACCTTCATGTAGCCGCTGCCCACGGTGAACGTCTTCGCACCAACGGTTATACCGTATCCGTAGTAACCGTTTCCGTTGGCGAGATGACCAGTCATCGTGAAGTCGTAACCGTTCAGATCTAGTTCGCGGCTACCCGTGTAGTCCGCAATCTCCACTAGCCACAAGCTCCCGCCCATCGTGATGTTGCCCTGCAACTGAACATCCCTGTCACCGCTTGCGGAGTTGGAGTAGATGGCAAAGAACCCAGAGCCAGTGGTGGACAGTACACAAGGGTTCCACTGGAACGTGCAGTTATTATCGAACGTGCAGAGGTAGAAGTTGCCATTCACCAGTTCAATCTCAGCCGTGGCATCCACACTGAGGTTGGTGCCGCTGGCTCCGCTCCTGACTTGGATATCGCCGGGACCAACGACAGAGATCTTGGAACTGGCTCCCATGGTGTACACATCGGCAATGTAAATCCCCTTGGTAGCGGTAGCGATGGTCACGGTCAGAAGAGCGGAGGCCAGGAGTTCCACTTTGTGGAGTTCGATGCTGATGTTGGCGGCGTGCGCCCAGCTACCAGTCCCGCTGAACTTGAACGTAGAAGTTTCTTTGAGGAACACGTCATGGGAGTTTATATTGACGGCTGCGCTGTTGAACAGCCACGTTCCTGAGCCGCAACTCGTGGAATCCACAGCCAAACCAGACGCCCAGGTAGCCGCAGAGTCGACGGTGATGTCCTTGTCGTTAGCGTCGAAGGCACCCGTAGTCACCGTGAGTTCGTCGACATGGACATCGGTGTTGGCGGTCACCGTGCCGCTGACTGCGATCTCGAGGTTGATCGCTCCGAAATCCCCAGCAGCGTCGATGGTGGGACTCGCGCCATCGAGCTTCAGCTTGCCAGTGCCATCACCCTCGAAGAGCGTGGTGGTGTGGTAATCACCTACCCAGTTGCCAGCGACTCGCAGCTCCGCAGAGTTCTGAAGGCGAATCGTTTTCGGGAAATCCACATCGCCCAGGTCTACACCTGAAGTACCGACATCCACGATCCCGCCATTCACGTCCAGTGCGTAGGACGTGGTCCCTTGAACTCGTTGTATCAAGAGACCGCCAGCAGTAATCGTACTGCTGCCAACGATGGCTCCGTAGCCGTAGGTGTAGGGGTGTTGACCTAAACCCAGATAACCCGTTACTGTCAGATCGTACCCGTTCAGGTCCAGTTCGCGAATACCTGTGTGGCTCGCAGCCTCGACCACTTGAAGTGATCCGGTTACAGTGATGTTGCCTTGTAGCTGAACGTAGCGATCCCCGCTAGCGTAGTTGCTGAAGACGTAGAAAGTGCCGGTGAGTACGCACGGATCCCAGTAGA